ATTACATCACAATAGGTGGTGGTATCAATACTAATGTTGTGGATATATCATTAGCATATCTTTACAATACCGAGAGTTTCCACAACGAAACCTTAATGATTTCATTTGGGTTTGATTTTTAGGATAAGATAATGATAGAATACAAATGTGAAAATTGTGATTGTGAAAATTGCGATTGTCAAAATTGCGATTGTCAAAATTGCGATTGTAAATAGAGGAAATTAAAATGGCAAAAGAAGTAATAGATACAGAAAAAATGTTAGATGATGCTCAGAATAAAAAATTCGGATTATCAATAACAAATATCGTAAGTTTAGTAACGGTGTTATCAGGTTTGATAGCAGGTTGGTATACTTTTACAGGTAGAATAGATTCATTAGAAGAAGTAGTTGAAGGATTTGCAGAAGCAAGTGATATAGAAATAGTCACTAACAAAATTCAAAGTTTTGATGATGATATCGTTTACCTAAGAGAAAAATTAGATACCGTAGGTAATGTTGATTTATCACCATTAGAAAAGGATATCGTAAATCTTAATCGTGATATTAAAGAACTTAAAGGTTCTATTAAGAATCTTAAGGTAATGATTGAAGAGTTTCACGGTGACCCATTAGCAAGGTTTAAAAAATAATGCAAATATTTAAAACAAAAGAAGCAAAACTCAAACACATACAAAATGAATTGAAACGAGATGATTTATCTTTAATTAAAAGATTAATTCTTATGGTACAATTGATGATGTTAGGGTTTGGTAAAACAGAAAAATGACTTTTATCATAACAGACCCGTGTATTGGTACTTGTGATACAGCTTGTGTATCGGTTTGTCCAGTGGATTGTATTCACGGACCAGACGACCCAACAGGATTAGGAGCAGAAGTTATTGGTATGAAAGACCTTTCTGGAAAACAACTTTATATTGACCCAGAAGAATGTATTGATTGTGGAGCGTGTGAACCTGAATGTCCAGTTGACGCTATTTGGGATGAAGATGACGCACCAGAAGATATGGAAAAATTTATAGAAATTAACGCAAACTTTTTTAAGGGATAGAAATGAAAAATTTAAAAGAACAATACACGAGATTTTTTGGTCCACTAACAGAACAAAAAGTATATGTCGATGCTATTGAATGGTTTGGAAGTAGAAGTGAAGCAAGTGGATTTGCCAAAAGATATAAATTAAAAATGGATTCTTTTGGTTATTCGGGTGGACATAATACTTTTGGTTTGAAAGGTGATAAAAAAGATTTACTAAAAGCATTTACGAGTGATGAGTTTGCACAAAGTTCTGATTTACCAAAAACACTAAACAAACAACAAGCTTTAAAAATGTATCCAGAAATAAAATAGGAGTAGAAAAATGAAACATATATTAAATTTATTTATATTAATGTTTTTATTAGGTTGTGCAACTTCATCAGTTGAAGCACAATCAGGTAAAACAAAAGTTCAATCTAAAATAGCTTCCTATGAAGCAGAAAAAACTCTTGATGATATCAAGTGGTTTGATGGAGAACCTGAAGGAGTTCAATTGATTCAGATTTCCATTTCAGAAAATATTCTAAATGCCTATCCAGAACTTCGTGATAAACGAGTTGGATTTGGTGTAACTAATAGAATTATTGAAGTCTTGGAAGAAGCAGGACGATTCTACTTCGTTGAAGAAAAAGAAGAAGTATTAAATAAAATGGTTCAAGAGTGGGAAAGAAGTGTTAGTGGATTACTTGACAATGAATTAGATAGTGTTGGACAATTTGCGCAAACTAAATACTTTGTATATGCAGAATTGTATGACTTTGCAGTATCTAATCAAGAAGAAATATCAAGAAGAAAAGCAAAATTAAAAAATACCACAATGGTTGGTATTCAAGTTCGTCTTGTTTCAGTTGAAACAGGTAAGTATATTACGGGTAGTGGTTTAGGAACTTCAGCAAAAGAAGGTGAAGGACTATTAAAAAATCTTGATATGTCATTTGACCAATCTACCGTTTCATTTGCAACAACGGGTGCAGTAATAACTGCAGTCGCAAATGTATTAAGACGAATGGAAAAAAGAGGTTGGTAAAATGAATGAAATGGTTACTCACATTATTATTAGTAAGTAGTTTATATGGACAAGGTTTTGGTTATAATTATATAGACCCTTGTAATCAACAAGCGGTTAATCTTAATTATACAACTGAAACAACAGAGAATGGATTTTGGGTTACTTATTATAACCAAAGAGCATTTTTTACTTGGGAACAAGTAGCAGACGGAACATTACAAGCTTGGACACAACAAGTATATAGAGACTTTGAAAATTTATTTCCTTGTGCGGTCAATATTGCAGAAGAAGCGTTAGCATCAGCCAGCACATTGGGTTTGACAGAAGAATTAGAGTCAGACGAAGAAGAGGATATATCAACATCAGAACCAAGTTTTATCGGTGGAGATATCGTTAATACTTTTTATGATTATGGTTCAGTAGCAACATTTAATTCGGTTTATTCACAAGAGAATTTTGATTTAACACAAGAATTTAATTATACAATGAACATTACTTTGGATTTAAAAAAGATATTGGGATTGTATGGTAGGTCACAAAAGAATAAAGACAAAAAACAAAGTTCTTTTTGGAATGCAGGAGCATTATATTATAGAACCTTTGAGGGTAGTGATTGGTTGATAACAGGTAATTACGGAAAAGTAATCAAAGGTGATTTAAACCAAGTTGGATTATTGAGTTCATCAGTTGGACAAATATCCAAAGAAAACTTTTTAAATATGAATTTGATGTATGGGTATAGATATCCAATAAAAATGAGAAACAATACCTTAAACTTGCAGACTTTTGTAAGTTATACGATTTTTCGTTATTATGAGGGATTAAAAACAGAAAACAAATATTTATTACTGGAAAGTCCTATATTGATTTATCCAGGGTTCAATATAGATATTAATTTTACCGAAACATTTAAGATGAATTTTGGATTTAATGTAGGATACAATACCTTAGTCAATGACTTAGGTGAAAGAAATATTAATTATTCCATTATATTTGGAACTAATTTTTAAGGAGAAGAAAATGAAGAAACTATGGTTAATCGTATTACTAATTGGATTAGTAAATGCACAAATGCCAGAACCAACAATGGTTGGTCAAGACAAACTACAATTCCCAACTTTGACTATTAACAATTTTGTTAATCAAGCAGAGATTGCGGGATTAGAAGACTCAAGAGTTTTCTTAGGTATAACGAATATACTTACAGAAAATGTGATGGATTCAAGATATGATTTAGTAGAAAACGAATCAGACTTTGAATTAACAGCAAGAGTTGTTTATCTTGGAAGACCAAGAACATCAACAACAATACTTGGAATATTTAAAAAGCAAACCACTACAACAGAAATTAGAGTTGTGGTTGAATTATTAAATAAAAAGACAGGTACAGTCGTTAGTGGTAATGGAGTAGGAACTATTGATAAAGAAATAAGTGCTACTGGTTTTCAAATAAACGAAGAATTACCTTTCGATAGAAGTGAACTCGGTGGAGCTTTGAAAGAGGCAATAGGTAATGCGGTTCAAGAAATATTATAAAGATATACTTTCATTAATAGCATCGTTATCTTTATTGGCATCAGTTTATTTTGCAAATCATTATGATATAAAACAATTATATCGTGAATTTGTAGGATTGAGATTGAAAGTTCAAGTTCAAGAAAAACTAATAGATAGTTTAGAAGATAGAGTTAATTTATTATCTGAACAAAATGAAGTTCTATTGGTTGACTTGGAAGAACACAATGAAACTCGTGGTATTGAGAATGCAGTATTATTAGAAAGATTACAAAATTTAGAATACAAGATTGAAGTCTTAGGAATGAAGTCAACATTATCTAATATATCAGGTAATGATAGATTTGAATTTACAGATAAACAAGTCAATCGTGTCGGTCAATACGAAACTAAAGGTCAAGTATTGGTTGCGTGGAAAGATGATTATCTAACAACTAAGAAAGTTAATGTCAATACAATTGGTGAAATTAATTTAACACCAAAGATAGAAAAGATTAATAAAGATGAATTTGTTTCGTATATTGATGAAACGTATATTGGTGGTATAACAATAAGAGGTAGGGGTGAAATCCAAAAGATACAACCACCAAGAAACCAATTAACAATTGGGCCATTTTTGGGTGTAGCATACAATAACACAACGGGTATGACCGAACCAGTAATTGGAATTGGTATAACCTACAATTTAATTAAACTATGGGACTGGAGATGATTAAGTTAAAAACATTATTAGAACAAAAGTTAAGAGTATTTGATTTTGATGATACATTAGTTAAGTCTAATTCAAGAATACACGTAACGAATAAAGGAAAGAGAAAAACATTAACAACTGGTGAATACGCAATATACAAAGCTAAACCAGGTGATGAGTTTGACTTTACTGATTTTAGTAAAGTAATTGAACCCAAAAAGATTAAAGCAATGTTTAGGGTTTTTAAGAATATTTATAAAGCTTCTGGCAATAGAAGATTAACAATTTTAACAGCAAGAGCTGCATACAAGCCAGTTCGTCAATTTTTTAAAGACATCGGATATGATGTTTATGTTGTTGCATTATCAAGTTCTAATCCAAAAGATAAATCAGATTGGATTGAAAAGCAAATTAAAGGTGGGTATGATGATGTATTATTCTTTGATGATTCAAGAAAAAATATAGAAGCAGTAAAGAAATTAGAAAAACAATATCCTGATATCAAAATGGTAACCAGGTTAGTTAATTATGATTAGATTAGAAATCAGAGGTGGTGTTCAAAAACTCAAACAAATATGTAGTGTTTGTAAATCTGAACTTAAAACTTTACATCCTGATGAGATAATGATAAAGCCACCAAATGCCGATATAACTATAGCAGATTCGAGTGGTAGTGTAGTTACAAGAACTGAAATAGATAGTATAAATAATTATATATGTGAGGAGTGTGAATAATGGGTTGGTTCGGAAGTAAAAAAGTAGAAGAAAAGCCAGTAGAGAAAAAGGTTGAGCAAAAAGTAGAAGTAAAGGATACTAAATCTACAAATATAATTTATCAGGGTCCAATGTCTGGAATGAAAGAAGCATTGGATACGTGGAACAAGGAAAATAAAAGATGAAAGAATTAACTAAAATACATTTACTAATGGAAAGAACAGACTTACAATATGTAGCTGAACAATTAGTAGATTACTATGAGTTATCCTCAAAGGTAAAGATAAAAAGAGGAAGATATAAAGATGAAAAGGCTTTCTATCATTGGCACGACAATGTAATTCACATAGACCCAAGTCAAAGTTCTAAACAATTTATCATTTCAGCTCTACACGAGATATTCCACGCAATACAAACCGTTAAAGCAGGTGGACCAAGTAAAATGCAACGAATGGCAGAAGAGGAGTGGGGTAAAGCGGCTAATGGTGATTATGGTAAACGAGGAGAGAAGAATCCTTATAAGTATGTTCCATTCGAAATAGAAGCTGAGAAGTGGGCACAAACAGAATATCGTAAAAGATGGAAAGGTAATTTCTAATACTGGTATAACTTTTGCTTTATCAGTACCTACCTACAATTATATATATGGTTAAAAATACTGAAAATCAATTATTTCTTTTTTAAATAAAATAAATTAAGTTTTAGAAGTTTTATCTTATACTTATTACTATATGAAAAGTCGTTCAGCAAAGAACAAGGGCAAAAGGTTACAGAATAACGTCCGAGATTTAATCTTGGAAAAATTCCAACAATTAGAAGAAGATGATGTTCGTTCAATCACAATGGGTGATTCGGGTGAAGATATCTTATTATCACCTGCCGCAAGGAAATTGTTTCCATTCTCGGTAGAATGTAAAAATCAAGAAAAATTAAACATATGGAGTTCATTAGAACAAACCGAAACCAACGCAGGTAAGCATACACCTTTACTGATATTTAAAAGAAATAGAAGTAAAACATATGCAGTCTTACAATTAGATGACTTAATGGAGATGTTAGATGAGTAAAGAACAAAAAATAGTTATAGCAAGTGGATATTTTGACCCGATACACGTTGGTCATTTAGAATATTTAAAAATGGCAAATGAGTTAGGTGATAAGTTAGTAGTTATCATCAATAATGATGAACAAGCTATACTGAAAAAGGGTAAACCCTTTATGGCAGAAAAAGATAGATTGGAAATTGTTTTTGCGTTAGGTATAGTGGATGAGGTTATGATAAGTGTAGACGAGGACGCAAGTGTGTCTAAATCACTCGAGATGGTGGCTAGGTTCCACGAACTCTCAAGTCTTACCTTTTGTAAGGGTGGAGATAGGAACTTCGGGGAAGTTCCAGAAGTTAAAACTTGTGAACGATTAAATATTGAAATGGTAGACGGATTAGGTGAAAAGATTAGAAGTTCATCGGAATATACGGGCTTAAAAGAAAAGCTACCTACATTGAGTGATATGGAGATGATTGCTCAAGGCATTAAAAATTTAGATTTAGAAGAAGAGTTAGAAGCTCGTGATTTAAAAGCTAGGGAATCGGGTCTATTGGAAGTATGAATTTAAGTTTAATACAATTATTAGATAAAGTATTGAATTCCAAAGGACAATCTTTAAGCAAGACCAATGAGTATATGTATTGGAGTCCTTTTGTTCAACACCACAAACCAAAACTACAAGTCAATATCCAAACGGGTAAATGGCATTGTTGGGTAAGTAATCAAGGTGGCCACAATCTATATCAATTATTTAAGAAAGTTAGCGCGGGATATAATGAGTTCAAAGAGTTAAATACATTACTCGGAGATACATCTTTTTATCAGAAAGACGATGATACAAAATTAGAAGTAATACAATTACCAAAAGAAATGAAATCATTGGCAGACCCATTCGATACATCAGTCATTAAAGAACACGCATTAAGATTTTTAAGAAAACGAGGATTCAATTCAGAAGACATTGAACGATACAATTTAGGATATTGCTCAGAAGGTATATATAATAATAGAGTCATTATACCGAGTTATGATTCAGATGGAACATTAAATTACTTTGTAGGACGAGATTTTTATAATTCAAACTTCAAATATAAAAACCCACCTTTCCCAAAAGATGTTATCGGATTCGACCTATATGTTAATTGGTCATTACCGATTATTTTGGTAGAGGGAGTATTTGACGCTATGAGCATTAAATCCAATTCAATCCCTTTGTTCGGGAAAAGTATTTTACCTAAACTTTCAAAAAAGATTATCGAAAAACGAGTTAACTCTATATTTATTGTTTTAGATGGAGATGCTTTTAACGATGCTATCCAAATGGTTGAGAAGTTTACCGACAACGGAATCTCGGTTAACTTTGTTAAATTGGACGGAAACGACCCCAACGATTTAGGTTATCGTAAAATGATTGATAAAATCCACGAAGCAGTTCCAATGAACTTTAAAACACTAATGGAAATGAAATTATATGGAAAACAATACTTGGCAAATTGATGACGACTTATACAAGGTGCATATTAGCGCTGAGGTATTTGAAGAATTGGTAAAAGAATTTAGTATGACGGATACTGCCAAATATATGAAAGATGGAGAGATATTCGCATACGACATAATGGTTACAAAAGAGAAATTAAAAAGAGTGAATAAAAAGCTCAAGGAGATTGATTGTTAGAATCAAAAATGAAGGTTCCATTTAGGAAACTAAAACACATACATCACATTAGTGATATCCAAATCAGAAATTTACAACGACACAAAGAATACGAACAAGTATTTGAAGGACTATATAAAGAAGTAAGAAAGAATCCAAAGAATGCCATATCGTATATCGGTGGAGATATTGCACACTCTAAGACAGAAATGTCACCTGAGTTAGTAGACCAATTATCAAGGTTGTTTAAAAACTTAGCAGACATATGTCCATTAGTAATTATAGCAGGTAATCACGACGCTAATCTAAATAATTTAAATCGTATGGATGTTCTAACACCAATCGTAGAAAACTTAAATCATCCAAATCTACATTATCTAAAAAAGACAGGTGTTTACACTTGTGCAGATACTGACTTAATTGTATGGGATGTTTGGGATAACGAAAAAGATTACATCAAAGCAAAAGATGTTCCAGGTGATAGAAAGAAAGTTGTATTGTTTCACGGAACCGTAGATAGAAGTGAAACCGATTTAGGATTCAAGCTACCATCTAAAGTCAAAATGAAAATGTTTGATGGGTATGATTTAGGATTACTTGGAGATATTCACAAAAGACAACATTTAAATAAAGAAGAAACCGTATCTTATTGTGGTTCATTAGTTCAACAGAATCACGGAGAAGATGTCGGTAAAGGTTATTTACTTTGGGATATGGAAACCCTTAAATCACAATACATTGAAATACCAAATGAATATGGTTATTATACAATCGATATCGATAATGGTAAATTGCCAAAACTACCCAAGTTTCCTGATAAACCAAGAATAAGAATACGGGTATCAAATACCAAACCAGCAGAACTAAAACGATTGATGACCAAGATTCAAAAAATGGCAAACATTCAAGAATCAGTCATTACAAGAGTAGATGGATTATCAACAGAAAAGATTCGTGATAAGAAAATTAATATCGGTGATGTCAATAGTGTTGATTACCAATTCAAATTGATACAAGAATACTTAAATAACAATTATATGGTTGATGAAGACACTATGATTAAGGTTAAGAAAGTTCTTGAAGAAGTAAATCAAGTCATACCAGAATCACAAATACAAAGAAATATAAATTGGAAACTAAAGAAGTTTGAATTTAGTAATTTGTTTAGTTACGGGGAAGACAATGTAGTTGACTTTACTAAACTAAATGGTATCATTGGATTATTTGCACCAAACGCAAGTGGTAAGTCTGCATTATTAGATGCGTTATCATTTTGTTTATTTGATGTATCAGCAAGAGCAACAAGAGCATCAGATATTATCAACACCGCAAAGAACAATCTACATTGTAAATTGAACTTTGAAATAGACGGAACAGATTATTGGATAGAAAAGACAGGTAAAAAGAATTTAAGAACAGGACACGTTAAAATTGATATTAATTTTTGGATGGTAGATGAAAACGGAGATACCACAAGTCTTAATGGTGACCAAAGAAGAACTACACAATTAAACATCAGAAAAGTAATTGGAGATTTTGAAGACTTTATATTAACATCAATGTCAAGTCAAAACGATTCTACGGTGTTTATTAATAAAACACAGAAAGAAAGAAAAGAATTGTTATCTCAATTTATGGGATTAAAGATATTTGATAAATTGTGGATTCAAGCAAACGAAGATATCAGAGAAGTAAATGCTTTGTTGACTGACTTTAAGAAAGCAGACTATGATTCAGAGTTGGCACAAATTACCAACGAACTTATCATATTAGAATCTAAGGAAAAAGAATTAAAAAGTCAAGAGAAAAAGTTAAAAAGTAGCATAAATTCTTTACAAGATGATATAGAGGAAGAAGTCAAAAAATTAAAACCAGTTGACGATACCATTAGAGATATCAAAACATTAGAATCTGAAAAGAATAAAACTAATGAAATGCAACAAAGTATTAGAGCAGATATGGACGGAGCTACTACGGAACAATATGATTGTGAAAGACTTATAACGGACATTAAAAACAAGATAGCAACATATGAAAAAGATAATGTTCAAGAGAAATATGCACAATTAGAAAAACTTGAAGAAGAAAGAGATTTATTCCAATTAGAAATAGACAAGTTAAAAGCAGATGTAAGAGTTAAATTAGACAAGATTGAAAAACTTGGTAATCTAACTTATGATGAAAATTGCAACCATTGTATGAGTAATCCATTTACATTAGATGCTATGGAAAATAAGAAAACATTGGAAAAAGATAAAGAGTTAGCAGGAAAGTATTTAACGAAGAAATCTCGTATGGACGACAAGATACAAAAGATGTTTAAGATACGAGCATTTAAAAAAGATTTAGATGATTTAGGACAATCATATGTTGAGGGTAATTCAAGACATACTCACTTAGTGTCCAATCTAAAATATCTACAAGAAAGAGATAATAATTTAGAAAATCAATTGACACTAATCACTACTGAAATACAAAAGTCAATCGACCAACAACACGATGTAGTTTATAATCAAAGTATTGGAAAACAAATAGAAGACTTAAAAGGAAAGAAATATTTGTTAGATGATGACGCATCAGACTTATCAATACATATGACCACATTACACGGAAATATCCAAGTGTTGAAAACAAAAGAAACACAAATCAATGATAACATCAATAAAGTAGAAGAACTTGAAGGCGATTATCAAGCATATCAATATCTATTAGAAGCAATCAAACGTGACGGAGTTCCTTATGATTTAATCAGTAAGTCATTACCTACCGTAGAGGGTGCAGTAAATGATATTCTTGCACAGATAGTTGATTTTAGTATTGTGTTTAATATGGATGGAAAACAAATAGATACTCACATTGTTTATGGTGATGATAGAGTATGGCCTTTAGAATTATCAAGTGGTATGGAACGATTCATTAGTTCATTAGCAATTCGTATTGGATTGATGAATGTAAGTAATTTACCACAAAGTAACTTTTTGGCAATAGACGAGGGTTGGGGAACAATGGATAGTGAAAACTTAAATTCAGTTTCACAATTGTTCCAATATCTAAAAACACAATTTCAATTTACATTTGTAGTATCCCATATAGAAACTATGAGAGACTTTGTTGATACACTATTAGAAATCAAAAAGACAAACGGAAGTTCATCAGTTAGATTTAGTAGATAAAGTATTTCTTGGTTCAGAAACACTATGTTCTCTATATAGCTTAAAAATTTGATTATTCAATGCTGCGGATGCAGTCAACCTATTTTCCCTACAATATAGTTTAAACCAAGACATTAAGTCTTCATCTAGCGTAAAATTATATCTTTTCTTTTTACTCATCTTATACACACCTTATACATATTAATAAGTATATAAATTTAAAATTTTCATATTTATATACGAGAGAAAAAATATGCCAATAAGAAAAAATATATTAAGAAAAGGGACAGCACCCAAACAAAACCTATTAGGGTTTGATGTATTGCAAGAAGAAACAGGTGTTTTAGGTGATTTATCAACATCAAAGTTTTTTAAGATTAGTGAATTCCCATCAGTTTTACCAACAGGTAATAGTTCATTTTTAATTGAAGGTTCTGATTTACTTAAACCTAATGTAGAATTAAAAACAGAAATCCTTGATTCACAAGGTAATCCAATATTCCATTATGGTATTCCAAATTATGATAAGGAATTGCCAGCCAGAAGAATGACCATCGAAGTTTATGAAGATGATGTTGTAAATGGCATTGGTTCATTTACCATATTGGCAGAATTAGACCCAAGAAAAGTTTCTATTCCAACGGCATTTCAAGATACATATAATGTTCGTTTTTCAGCACCAATCAACATAAATAAATCAATAAAGAATACAAGACCTATTCGTTTCTATGGAGACCCAACATTATCAGTTTCAGAATTGGTAAAGGGTGTTATTGAAGGGGTATACACGAGTAATCAGAAAACAGCAACCATAACAGGTAGTGTATCATTAAATATACCAACACCAACAACTGCTCAATATGGTGCTACTGATTCAACAACAGCAGACTCAACAGGAATAAATGAAGTTGGTAATAACCAAACTGCTTATATTTCTCAAAATGTAGGAGAAGCACAAAGTTCTATTTTGGGTAATTTAGTAAAATCACCAAAACCATATGCAACTTATATTGTAAATGCTATGGAAGCCGGTATTGATAACGCTGATGACAAGATAACAAGCACTATGAAGGGTGCAACATTTTCTATCACTTCACCTGACGGATTAGTTGACTCAACGGTTTATCCAGATGCGGATTGGACTAAACCAACAACATTCTCTACAAAGATTTTAGACATAGTTAATTCAACTACATTTACCACTACCACTCAATATAAAATAAAAAGTAAAAAGAATAATCAAGAATTAATTGTTCCACTACAAGCATCGGCAAGTAATGTGAGTATAACTCATAATGTTGGTAGTGTAACAAACACAGCAAGTCAAATATTCCAACGCTCTTATGCAAATATGACCGTAGGTAATTTAAGAACATTTAGTGGTGATACCTATAAAGCAAAAGTTTATATGAAAGAGGATGGAAGTTCTGGTGAATTTGAAAAGATTTATGAAACATTAGTTGAGTCACCAAATGAATTGATTGACCAAAATAGTGATACGGGATTTAAAAGTGTAGGTATATTTCCAACACAATCAATCATAGATAACTTTTGGGTAACATCATCAGCCACATTTGCCGCAACACAAGACGACGATACAATTATAGATGGAGTAATTCTAAGTGGTTCTACGGAACCGCACGCAAATAGTTTTACATTTGAAACAAGTCAATCATATAGTTTAGAGAAAAACGAACCTTATCTTGTTGACTTTGATTTAGCATTTAAACCAACAAATAAAGTTCAATCTGACGGAACAGAAAAGAAAGACGCAAAATTAGAAGTATTTTTAACAGGAACATTTTTATCAGAAACATCACAAGAAGTTCCATTAGGTGAAGTTGAATTAAATGAATACGATTTTAATAAAATAAATTCGTTCACAAAAGTTAAAAAGAAACAAATTACTGATTTCTTAACCCACAACATAACAGGTGGAGTTGCAACAGGTAGTTTAGGATTCAGAGTTAGTTCAGGTGAATTTATATTATCTGATGTAAGGTTAAGACCTTTTAGTGAAACTAATTTCAGTCCTGGATTCTTCAAAGCAAATGTTCCAATGCAAAGAGCAATAAAAAGAGGACAAGCATATGACTTTGTTGTTGAATTTTATGACGCTAATAATAATTTAGCAGAAGCAGTCGCACTCGCAGATGATGTTACATTTGCAGGACCAAGACAAGTTCTCGGAGACGGAAACGACGGAGTATTGACGGGTTCAGTATTTTTAAGTAATACTGAAGATACTGGTATTGAGTTTCACGGTGGTTCAGCTTATATTCGTTCAGTAGGATATAATGGATTCAATAGAGCATTAGATTCTGGTGGTAGTGGATTTATGATGTATAGTGGTTCAGTATCAAAATCATTAAACACAAGTGAAAGTTATCAAGGAGTTGGTTTAGAACTTATGGATAATAGTGGAGCTAATCCATCATCAAGTAGATTTTTAAAATTTAGAACAAATGCAGAAGGAGAACAATCTGAGTTTGAAGTCAGAACAGACAATTTCTTATTCGGTGTAAAGGGAATAACAAACAATTATATAAGTGGTAGTAATGGTAATTTAGAAATATCATCATCTAATTTTGCACTACAAGAAGACGGAGATGTTATTATTGAGGGAACCATTACGGCAGCAGTCGGTGGAACAATTGGTGGTTTTGATATCACAACGGGTTCATTGGCAGGTGCAGACGGACACTTCTTCATTAGTGGTAGTGCTAGTGGTAGTGTTGGTAATTTTGATAAAACAAATTTATTCATATCATCAAGTGGTTTCGTAGTAAATTCACAAGGTGATTTAATAGCACGAAGTATCAATTCAATTATATTACCAGCAGGAGCAGATTTTAGTAATACAAAGTTTTATACTGACCATAATGCACAATCAGCTTCAGTAATGGCAATAACAGGTTCATTAATCGTATCATCATCACAAGCAAGTAGTTCGTTAGAATTTGTGAAGCTTACAACAGGTTCATTAGTTATTTCAAGAGACGCAGTAAATGCAGAAACTGCTTCTTTACAAGGAAATGTTACAGCTCTTGGAGTTGCAACCGCATCATTAAGTGGTTCAGTTCAATCAATAAATTCAGAAACTGCTTCCTTACAAGGAAATGTTACGGCACTTGGAATTGCAACGGCATCTTTAAGTGGTTCAGTCGAATCAATAAATTCAGAAACTGCTTCTTTACAAGGAAATGTTACGGCACTTGGAATTGCAACAGCTTCACTAAGTGGTTCAGTTGAAGACATAAACACTACAACAGGTTCATTATTGGCAGCATCCGAATCAATGCAAACACAACTCGTATTAACATCAACGGGTATGGATTTAAAAAATGAAACGGGTGGAGTATTATCAAGTTTTGGATTAAGCACTAAATTATTTGGAAGTGCAAGTAACGCTACAGACTATGCAGAAATAAATCCAGACGGATTAATTATGGTAGCAAATAGTGAAACTGCAAGTATATTCAATGCAGGTGGAACAACAATTCAAGGTGGAACAGCCACTGCTTCACTTAATGCAGGTGGTTTAGCACTAATTTCCGCTGGAGTTACAGGTAGTTTATTTAGTGCAACTGGCGCAGAAATTTATGGGGCAGCTGATAAAAACGAAAGAATAACTATAAGTCCAGTTGGAGTATCATTAATAGCAAACAATGTAACAGGTAGTTTCATTGATGCTAATGGTATGGAAATTTATGGAGCAAGTGACAAAAAGGAAAGAGTATTAGTTAATTCCACTGGTGTAAGTATTTTAGCAAATGATATTACTGGTAGTTCATTTACAAGCGCTACTTCAAGTATATTTGGTTCAAACGATAAACACGAACGAATAGAACTTGTTGGTGAGGGTATGAAAGTTTATCAAAACAATACACAAGTTGGAAGTTTTGGTTCAGACATAACACTTACGGGTGGAACACTAACTATACAAGGAACAGCGGGAACAATCGGAGATGATAAAATAACCGTTGGTAGTGCAGCTATCGCAGCGTACGCAGCCAATGCAAAAGTTTTAGATATAGTTGACGCAAAAATTAATATCGGCCCAGCAGCAGTTGCTGGAACAGCCGTAACGGGTAATGTAAGGGTTGAAGCAGGTAATGTTTACATTTATGGAGATGCTACTAATACATTTTCTCAAATGTCAAGTGCTGGATTAGAAGTTACAGATGACGGAACTAAAATAGCTGTTTTTGCAGGAACAACCACTATCGGAAATACATCAGGACAACACATAAGTATTGATGCTAATTCCATAGATATAAAAACAGCAGCTAATGTTACGGTATTATCAGCATCTGCTGCCGGAATTTCTATGTCTGGTAGTATAAATGCCGGAGATGGAACAATAGGTGGATTCACAATCAATAGCACCGAAATAAGTGCAAGTGGATTAGTATTAAAATCAGGTGGACAGATTACAGGTTCAAGTGTGCAATTAACTGGTGAGATAAATGCATCTACTGGAACAACAGCGACATCAATCACAGCAATAGGAGTAATAACAGGTTCATTAATCTTATCATCTTCCAATATTCAGTCGCAAACTACTGCACTTGGAGTTGCAACGGGTTCATTATTTACTTCAGCTACCGCACTTGGAGTTGCAACGGCATCTTTAAGTGGTGCAGTTGAAGCAACAAATACGGTTACAGGAGCATTATTAGAATCATCGGAATCGATGGCAACACAACTTGTATTAACTTCAACGGGTATGGATTTAAAAAACACTTCGGGTGGATTCCATACAAGTTTTGGTAAAAGTGTTAAAATGTTTGGAAGTGCTTCAAATGCATTACAAACAGCAAGTGCTAATGTAAATTATTCAGAAATATCACCAGACGGAATGATAATTGTTAATTCAAGCACAACTTCATCATTCTTCGGAGACGATGTAAGAATATATGGTGGAGCTATTTCATTCTTTAGTGGTAGTGTAACTGCAAGTTCATTTTCATCTTCTGCAGCAGGGTTTACCGCAAGTATATTCGGTTCGGCAGATAAAGAAGAAAGAGTAGAAGTAACAGACGAAGGTATGAAAGTATTTGCAGGTGACGCTCAAGTATCGAGTTACGGAACAAATACAGTTCTTACTGGTGGAACAATAACATTAAGAAACTCTACTAATAATAATGATAAATTGGTTTTATCTGAAAATAGTATGGTGATATTCGACAACAATAATGAGGTCGCATCATTCGGAGCAAACACCGTATTAGAGGGTGGTACCGTAACAATTCAAAACACGACAAACAACAACGATAAAGTTGTATTGAGTGAAAATAAATTAGAAATATTTGACAACAATAATGTTGTGGCAGAATTTGCAGCAAACACCGTAATTGAAGGTGGAACAATTACATTAAGAAACACCACAAATAATAATGATAAATTGGTTTTATCTGAAAATAGTATGGTGATATTTGATAACAATAATGAGGTCGCATCATTCGGAGCAAATACCGTATTAGAAGGTGGAACCGTAACAATTAGAAATACCACAAATAACAACGATAAAGTAATATTAAGTCAAAATAAATTACAAGTATTTGATAACAATACTGATGTAGCATCATTTGGAGCAATAACAAGAATTGGAGCTATAGCAAATAATCATATATCAATGAGTAGTGATGGACTTTCAATAAAAACCGCAGCCAATGTTACGGTATTATCAGCATCAGCTGATGGAATTACAATGTCAGGTAGTATAACCGCTGGAGCAGGTAGTATTGGTGGTTGGGCTATATCTGACTCGGTCTTAACATCAACAGTAGGTACAAAAATAATAACACTTGATACTGGTAATTCATTAATTAAAGTTCTTAGTGGTTCTGCAGCAGATGCGGATAGACACGCCGTAATATTAAATGGAGCAAAAGGAATTATTGAAGTTTCACAATCTGGAATTGGTATATTTGATACGGGTAGAAGTGAAACATTTACCAAAAATACAATTGTTGAACCAGCAATATTTAAACCAAATCTTTCAGCTAGGGGGGATATTGTTTCATCATCAGTTGATGTTACCAGACCAGTTCCAACGATGGATAATCTAAGTGTAATAAGTTCTTCTAAAATGAATAGATTGGAAACTCAACAATTCTTCCAAGATACGACAGCTGCAGGTGCAACACTACAAGATTCATTAACACCTTTCTTCTATATGGATAGAGGGACAAGAATGAATCCAACATCACCAAACGGAGCAGCCCCACATCAAAATCCAACAGCAAGTTTTGTAGTTGCAACCACACACGATATGACAGGATTAGAGTTTACTGGAAGTTTATTCCCACCTAATTTTATATTTAGTTCAGAATATGTAACAAAGCCAGTTGAAACTCCAGGTACTTTTGGATTCGTATCGGCATCAGCTTCGGGTTCAAATATATTTACGATTATGGGAAAGGTTTCGGGTTCTACTCACGACGATGAGGACGGAGATAGTGATGACTTTTTTGACGCAAAGTTCAACCTATTGGGATTAGAAGCAAACACAAGAGGATTACCAACAGCAAGACAAAATGAATATACATTCTTCCAAGCAAAACATAGTGGTTCAATTAGAGCACAATTACAACACGATGGAGATTTTATATCAGCTGGAAACATTACGGCATTCGGAACATCATTCTTAGCAGTTTCCGATAAAAGATTAAAAGATGATATACAGACAATTAGTGAATCATTAGATAGAATATTAGAATTACGACCAACAGGATTCAAATGGAAAGACTCAAATAAGAGAGATGTAGGGTTTATTGCACAAGAAGTTGAATCTATCATACCAGAAATTGTTGAAACATCAAGAGGATTTATCAATACAGATAATGACCAAGAAACCAAGACAATCGCATACTCAAAACTTACAACTTATTTGGTAGGTGCGATACAAGAATTAACAAAACGAGTAGAAGAATTAGAGGAAAAAGATAAGTAATGTCATTACCGTCAGCAGGAAGTCCAATGTCAATGTCTATGATTAATACCGAACTCGGTGATGGAACATTTGATACTATAGATTTAAAAGCAGCTTCAACTACATTAGGTGAGGGAGACGCACCATACGGAATGGATGAACTTGCAGGATTATCAGGAACTACTGCACCTGGTTTTAGTGCTTTTGCTGCAACAGCAGGAGATGGAGAAATAGTTATTACTTGGACAATAACAAATTCACCAGACTCAATATCTTTAAAAGTTTCAAACGCTTCAAATATGAGTAGTCCATCAGAATTGTCAACGGTTAATGACGGAACTCATACTCAAGGAAGTTTGAATCCATCAACTCAAAAATTTTATCAATTATCAGCAACAAACGATGGTGGAACAACTAATAGTAGTATCATAACCGCAACATCAAACGGCACTACTTGGGGTACAATTGCTGACTTTGATTTACATTTATCAAGTGGTGGAAGTGCACAATCTGAAGAATCAGGAGAAAAATCATTAACATTAGCAAACTTTAATGGAAACACAGATGTTACCGTTGAACAACCTTCCAATTCAAGTCCACCACACGAACTATTAGTTAAAATTGGTAATGCAAGTGGAACTTATAATTTAGTAGGAACATACACGGCATCACCAGGTACGATAAATCCCGCATCAACATACTTTATGAGATTTAAACTACTACAAGTTGGAAGTAAAACTAATACAGAAGAAGATTGTACCGTATCTTTTACCAATAATAGTGTTGCAAGAACCTTTGAAATTAATGCATTAATTACATCAGGTATAGGTGGTAGATGTATTCACGAGTTGATGTTAGTAGATACACCTATGGGACAAAAGTCAATATATGATTTAAACATAGGTGATTTAGTCAATTCATATAATTATGAATTAGATATGATGGAAAATGTTCCAATTAAAGAAATTATACAACCAACACACGAAAATTTATATAAAGTAAATAGATTAATCCTAACAGAAGACCACCCGATATTTGATGAAAATGGAAAACTATTATCATTAAATCCAGAACTATCAAAAGAACGATATGGTCTTAAAGCAGATAAACTTGAAGTAGGACATAAGTTAAAGACACTAAATAATGAAGAACTCATTGTAAACCAAATAAGAAAATACAACGGAGTCCATAAAACTTATACCATAATAACACAGAACGATAACTTCTATGTTGATGGGATATTAGTTCACTCGGAAACATAATGGAAAAATACGACATATATTATAGTACAGGCGGTGGTTCAGTAATTGGTGGTGGAGCAGATGTTTGGGTCAATGATTGGATTGAAAACATAGCACCACATTTAGATACAAAGCCAATCTTAGCAATTCATAGAACAAGACCACCTGAATTTAAAGATGATTTAGGTATTGAAGTGGTATGGCAAGGAGATGATGTAAAGGGATTTGGAGAACTATTAAACAATGCCAGAAGAATTAATATTCTACACGGATATTACTCACCACATAGATACATTACGGATAACTTTGATAAAATACACACAGCAGGTATTCATTGTAATGTAGAGCAAGCAATAAAAGCAACACTCGTATTAGATTTAGAAAAGTCTTTTCATTTCCATATGGAACAAGCGTGGGAAGATACAATTGTAGAAAAAGCTAAGTATCCTTTTTGGATAGGTATTGATAAACCAAAATTGAAAAATAACTATGACCACTTATTACATATACCAAATTTTTACGAATTCAAACACAACAAAGATGTCGTGGACAATAATATCGTAGGTTTCGCCGCCAGAATGGAAACACGAAAATGTCCACACTTCTTACAAGGTATTAAATCAGAACTCACCACAGACCCAAAAGATGTATTGTGGTGGAAACGAAATCTTAATATCGATACAACGGATTGGAAAATCTATAAATTTAATTATGAGTTTTTAGGTAAGTTCTACAATAGAGATTGGGGAATATCACATTCGGCACATATCTTTGAACCATTTGGATATGGTATATTTCAAGCAATTGATTATGGAAAACTACCTATATTGGCACAAGATTGGTTAACCGAATATGATTATCCATTTAGAGCACAATCACCGAAAGAATTTAAAGAGCAATATGAAACAATATGTAAGTTATCCACAAAAGAACGACAAGAGTATTTAGTTCCTTTAAGAGATTACTTACGAAAATTTGACAACAAAAAACAATGGAGAGATAAATTACTCAAATTATACAATGAGTGATATTTATTAGTATGAGCACAGCAGTAAAACAAAACTTATCATTAGGAAAACTTCGTAGAGCAGTAGACGGAAACAATTCGTATACCGCAGCTATGAGTATGTCGCAAGCAACAGGTTCTTTTGCAACAATTCCAGTAAAGATGAGTGACTTTTCAATATCAGCAATGGGTTCATTGACTGGCTTTGTATACTTGTGGGAGTCAACGGCAGAAGATTATACCGTAGCATTCACAAATGCAGGAAAAGGATTTACAAACGTAATATCTACAAGAGCAGAAAACTTTACTTGGAGTAAAACGGGAACATTAGATGTTGCATTTAGTTCAGCAGACGCAACCGCAACCGTAACTGCCGCAGCAATTTCAAACGCAAATACAGGAACGGGTGCAGATGATGACTTTTATGCAGCAGGAACTCACAATCAATCTGGTAGTTTACAAGTTAAGTTTCACGAAGACGGACAATCAGATGGATTCAATGACCACGCAACAAATTACAATACCAATATAACAAAAGCAATTGTTATTGTTGATGCTTATGGTGGTTCACCGAGTTGTTTATTAGAAGGAACAGATATTCAATTATCGGACGGAACATACAAAAAAGTAGAAGATTTAGAAGTAGGAGATTGGTTACATACATTAGATTTACCAGGTGCTATTGACGAGGATTATGATAATTGGAGACAATCAAGATTTGAAGCAGGATTCGACAAAGTAGTTCATTCAGCAAGTGTTCAAGATATTAACTTTGATTATGCACAAAATTATTGGAACATCAATGATGGATTAGAAAAGATTACAGGTGAACACGAAATGTTATACAAACCAATCGGAGAAAACTTTTGGATGTGGCAATTAGTTCCCGGTATGAAAGTTGGTGGACAATTAATGGGTAAAGATGGAAGTTCTATTGAAATTACTTCATTAGAGCAAGTTCATAGTGAAGACGGATTTGAAGTAGTTCAGATTGATGTAGAACCATTAGACTTTTACTTCGGTAATACATTCTTAGTTCACAATAAGGGAAGCAATTCCGACCCATTTTAATAAATAATCCATTTTGGTTATTTTGAATTATATTTATATACAAGGTTATGACAATATTAAATCACGATTACATTAAAAACAGCATTACAACAAATGACGGAAACGAAGATGTCAAATATCGTTGGTCTCACGGCGCAACCGATAAACATCTCGGTGATGGTATGCTTATATATTCTCTAATCTATTTTCATAAATTTAAAACTTGTGTTTGTTTAGGTAGTGGTGGTGGACTAATCCCAAGAATAATGACACAAGCAAAAATGGATTTATATCAAGAGGGATTCGGTAAAGATGATAAGATTGATTGGGAAGGTTTTGGTAATACGATATTGGTTGATGCGGTAAACGGAGTCAATGGAGAACCAGATTGGACTAAGAAAGATAGTTTTCTAAGAAGTAATTTCCGTATAGAATTTTTAAAAAATACAACAGAAAAAGCATACTATGATTACTTTGTAAAACGAGATATTAAAATTGATTACCTACACATAGACGCAGACCATACATTTGAAGGAGTAAAATTAGATTTTGATTTATATTCAAAAATAATGAATAAAGGTGGAATCATTACAATACACGATACTGATAGGAATTATGTGGACAACTTTATTGAAGTAGAGGGGCACGAAGATTACGATTTATCAGGTCCAAGTCAATTTATCAAAACAATAGACAAAAGAAAATTTGAAGTGATGAACTTTTTTAACTACGGAATAGAAAAAGATTTCCCAAGTTCATCAGGATTAACCATAGTGAGAAAAAAATGAAAAGAAATAATGACCACATAACAATGTTATCAAATGGTAAACCACTTGAACCAAAATACTTAAAATCATATTACGATATGTCAGACGCTGGAACTCATTATGATTTTAGAGATTATAGAGATGTTCCTGGTTGGGTAAATGACGCTGAATATGTATATGAAAAAGCCGTAAGTCAAGCAGAAGATGGAGCACACTTTGTAGAAATAGGAGTTCTATACGGACAATCAGCAACACGAATGGCAGAGTTAATAAAAAAATCTGAAAAGGATATAAAGTTTGATGCTATTGATATTTTTTGGGGTATTGAACACGGAACTAAAAATTATTTAACTCAAAATCAACCATATCAATTTCTACAATATTTGGAACAACCAAGGTTTGAAAATTGGACAATAATGCAAATAGTTCAGTTCCCGGTAAAACATTTTGGATTATCAGATTATGTAAACTTTATAACTTGTGATGAACGATATGCACATAGATTGTATGATGACGATTCATTAGATTTTGTATGGATTGATGGAGACCATAATGAAAGTGTTGTTTATAATGATTTAGTAAACTTCTGGCCAAAACTTAAAAGTGGAGCTATGATAGCAGGAGATGATATGAAATCTTCTGGAGTTTATAGAGATGTCCAAACATTTATAGATGATTATGATTTGAGAGACTATTATAATCAAACACCACTCAATATAGGAAAAGACGGAATCAATCAAAGTAATGGGTTCAGGATAACAAAAAAATGAAACCAAGAGAAAACTTAGTAACGGTTTGCGGTCATAACACGACAATGTTATACCATATGTTACGACATTATCAATACAATGTCAAGGAAATTTTTGTAATTTTATACGCGCATCACGAAAAAGACCCCGTAATAGAACAAGGACTACACGTGTTGGAACAATTTAATTTAAAACCACACAAGATAGTTTATGAAAGACCTTTTGATTGGGCAAGAGTTACACAACACTACAATGAAACAAAGTTATTAAAACCAGATGAGTGGTGGATAGTAGCAGATGACGATGAATTGCAATTATATTCTAAACCAACATATCAGATTATAGATGAGTGTGAAGAATTTGGATATGAATTCGTTACAGGTGGTTTCGTAGATAGAATAGGAGAAGATGGAACATTTCCAATCATAACAAATGAATCAAATATATGGGAAGAAATGCCAGAAGCAGGATTTTTCAGATATCCATTGAGTTATGCTTGTCCTAATAAAGTTACATTGATGAAAGGTAATGTCAAAGTGTCAAATGGACAACACTATGTTCAATTGGATGATACTAAAACAACTTGTCAAATGGAACACCCAAAAAAATACCCGATAGAAAAGAACTTTACGCAAGTTCATCACTTTAAATGGGATTCATCAGTATTGGATAGATTACAGCAAGTCGGTAAATCATCAATAGGTGAATCTTGGGGTGAAGAATATCAATTAATGTATAACGAAATAGAAAAAAATGATTTCAAAATAGACTTGACAAAAGAAGAATTTATGTTTCAACGATTAAATTATCCTAATTATCATCATTTGAAAACTTGGGATAGTTTAAGAAAAAAAATCGTAACAATTTAACACAACACTATATTTATATATAGTTATAACAAAAGAGGGTTATTAATATGGCAAAAACAGCAACAGACGAACATATGGTAATGTTAGAAGAACGCAAAGTAAAATCATTAGAGAAGATAGCTAATGTATTGGATGCTTTAACACTTTGGTTTGAAGACATTGACAAAACAGAATGGTCTGAAAGAATGCAGTGGTATCTAGCTGAATTTCACAAAAAATACTTAGAAGAAACAGATAATAAATAATGAAACTTGGAATAATTGTCCCGTATCGTAAAAGACCAGGACATCTTCGTAAGTTTCGTGAATCTATTGAATCGTATTTAAAAGACCAAGATTATGAACTAATCATAGTTGAACAAAATGATGATTTACCATTTAATCGTGGTAAGTTATTAAATATTGGATTCCAACAAGCAACAAGAAAACTATGTGATTATGTCGTGTTTCACGATATTGATATGTTACCAATTGATGTAGATTATTCTTATTCAGATGTTCCAATTCATCTTGCTACAAATTTCACAAATTCCAAACGAGAAATATTTAAAACTTACTTCGGTGGAGTAACAATGTTTCCAAGTGGATTATTCAAAAAAGTCAATGGCTTTTCAAATGAATATTGGGGTTGGGGATTTGAAGATGATGATTTGTTAATGCGATTAACAGAACAAAATGTATTTACAGACTTTGAAATCTATAAAGTTCCAAAAGAATCTACATCAGGATTAAATCTGCACGGAAACAATAGTTATGTAGAGTGTTTGAATACGATTGATATCACAAAAGACTTTACGCTTCACATTACATTTAAACCAGACGATATAATTCCAAGTTACGACAAAGACTTTGATGAGTATTGTATATTTAGTATTCCTGGTTGGGATACAACGATAGGATACAATTCTTTCAATAGATATAAGTTTGAATGTTGGGATATTGGAAACGAGTGTCATCAAATTACTTCTGAATATAGTTATCCACACTTAACAAGAATTACAGTAACTTACGATAAGTCAAATAGATTGCTAACAATGTATCAAGACGGACAAGAAGTCGGTAAAAAAACAATAGCAAGAAAATTATTAGATACAAAAGAAAAGAATTTTTATATTGGAATCGCAACACCAAACAGAAAAGAAGACCAAAAAAGTTTTATTGGATTCGTGAGTGATTTCGCATATTGGAATAAAGCATTACAAAAAAATGAAGTTCAAGAATTAACAGACACATTTGGACTAAGTTATTTAACCGATACTGGACAATATAGTAGTTCAGAAAACTTAAAGATTTACTATGATTTCAAACACATACAATTAAATCAACCTTATCAATATGAAGAGGGTGAGATTGTAGATATGGTAAATCCAAGACTATCAAAGTGTTATGGTAAAGTATATAATGCAATACCAAAACCATTCAATGAATTAGAACAAAAGAGAATATCTATTCCCGCCAGAAGAAGTTCTAAATTTGAAATGATTAAGCACGAAGCAGAGGGTTATTTTCAAGGTGGTTGGAAATCCAAATCTACGAGAATAAATCAGATAAGGTTTTATAACGAAATCATTAACAATGAATCCAATCTTGAACAAGATGGACTTTCTACACTTAAATATACGAAAGTTTCTTCAACAAGTCAAGACAATTTTACATTTATTTCGGTGAAGTTATGAAGCTAGGAGTTTGCATACCATATAGAGATATCGGTGATGGAGTTCGTAAAGAACACTTAGATACATTAGTTCCACACTTAGAAAAGTTCTTAGGAGAACGAAACATTGACTTTACTTGTTATGTAGGACATCAAGTAGATGATATGACATTCAGTAGAAGTGGAACTAAAAATGTTGCATATCTTGAAGCAAAGAAAGACGGATGTGATTACTTTGCATTTCACGATGTTGATATGTTGCCAGAAGACGGATGTGATTATAGTCATCCAGGTGATACACCAAAACATATAGCAACTTTCTTATCACAATGGAATTATACTTTACGAGATATAGAATATTTCGGTGGAGTAGTGGTGTTTACGGGCGAACAATTTGAAAACATCAATGGATACCATATGGATTATTGGGGTTGGGGTATGGAAGATGACGACTTATTTTGGAGATGTGTTAGAAAAGGATATTATAAAGAAGAAGTTATTCAAAAAATTAAACAGAAAATGGTTTTAGTATTGGACGGAAAAACCACATACATTGAAATTCCATCAACAAGAACATTACAATCAGTTCCACAAGATTCATTCGAAATAGAGATTATTTGTAAAGGAGAAATACCAGAACACGAAGACGAATACTTAATCGGTGATGAAGATATACAATATGTAAAGTATCCGATTATTTCTAAACGAGGATATGACTTTGAAATAGATTTTAATAATTCAAATGCTTATGCAAGTTCTATGTGGGACTTTAAAAATAAACATTATTACCAATGGGTAAAACAATATCAAGATAAATGGACAAAGGTAAATTTAAAATCAGATACAGATAAGAATCAAATTTTATTTACAATTAATGACAAAGTATTAGACGGACAATTCGGTATACAAAAATCTAAAATAAGATATCGTGATAGATTGAAACGATATGGAAGAGTTCCATTTTATATTGGTTGTAATTCACCACAATCTTGGGGTGGACAACGATTCTTTAAAGGTGAGATTGCAGAAATTAAAATAAAGAATCAGTATGGTGAATTACTTTTACATTACGATATGACTAAATCAATATGTTGCGACCAAGATTGTAAGAAATGTAAAGAAAATATGGTAAAAGATTTAAGTGGAAATGACAATCACGGAATAATCCACGGCAGAAGCACAAAATTTTATAATGCTCCAGGTCGTGAGTCAATATCAGTCAAATCCGCAGTAGTTCCTGACAGGCGCTACGGAAGAATGCTTTGTATGGAACACGAAGACGAGGGGATAGTCAACAATAAGTTTCAAGGAGACCCTGAGCAGACTGCAAAAAACGAAATTATATATCGTAGAAAAATGCAAAAAGATTTAATCGATATCGATAAAGATAGTGGATTAAAACAAATGGAATACAAGATAGATAGTATTGATACTATTTATAATAGACACAAGTTAATTAATGTGAGATTTTAATGGCAGATGATAAAAAACAGATAACATATGGTTCCGACAATCCATATTATGTAGAAACAAAAGAACAATTGGATTCAGTCGGTAAAGGTTTTTGTTTAGCAAAATGGACACAAGTAACTTTACAATTACAAACAGGACATAATCATAGTTGTCACCATCCGAGAACACACAAAATCAATTTAAAAGAAATTGAAAGAAATCCGAGTGCTTTGCACAACACCCAATACAAAAAGATTCGTAGAAAAGAAATGTTAGATGGTAAACGACCAGAAGAATGTGATTATTGTTGGAAGATAGAGGATAATTCAGATAGATTTAGTGATAGAGTTTTTAAATCAGCAGAAAGTTGGTCTAAACCACACTTCGATGAAATAAAAAATTCAGATTGGAGAGCAAACATCAATCCCAAATATGTAGAGGTTGCTTTCTCAAATGCTTGTAATTTCAAATGTAGTTATTGTGGCCCACCATATTCATCTACTTGGATGAACGAAATCAAAGAACACGGTGGATATCCAACAGATGATAATTTTAATGGTATGGAAGGTATGGTTCGAGAGAACAAAGTTCCTATTCCACATAGAGAACCAAATCCATATGTAAAAGCATTTTGGAAATGGTGGCCAGAACTATATCGTGATTTACATACATTTAGAATCACGGGTGGAGAACCTTTGTTATCAAAAGATACTTGGGGTGTATTGGATTATATCATTGAAGAAAAAAATCCAAATAAGAATTTACAATTAGCAATCAATAGTAATTTGGGAGCACCAGATGAATTGATTGATAAATTTATTGAAAAAATACAACGAATAGAAGACGAAGAACGAGTTCGTGAATTTATTGTTTTTACATCAGTTGATGGGTGGGGAAAACAAGCAGAATATCAAAGACACGGATTAGAGTTTAATAAGTTTTGGGACAATCTAAATAAAATATTAGAAAAATGTCCACGAGTAAACACTACAATTATGTCAACATATAATGCACTATCAGTTCCGAGTTATAAAAAACTACTTGACGGAGTATATGGATTAAAGAAAACATATGGTTCAGATGATAGATATTGGAATTCTGCAGTATTTTTAGATGCGAGTTATTTAAGATATCCAACACACCAAACCGTACAAGTATTACCACAAAAGTGGTCTAATGAAATATTACAACAAGCACAATATGCAGATTATTTAGGAGTTCCATTGTTTGACAACAAACATATAGGTTATTCCGATATAGAAATACAAAAATTAAAAAGAATATTTGATTGGATGATATCAGCAGACGATAAAGTTGCAATAAATAGACAACGATATAACTTTGGTAAATTTTTCAAAGAACACGATATAAGACGAGGAACAAATTTTAAAGAAACATTTCCAGAATTCGCAGACTTTTATAATGATTGTCAAAGGATAAAACTATGAGTTTAAAAACACATAAAGAAAACTTTTATTTTATTCCAACAAGAAATAAAAATAGTTTAAATTTATATAGTGTAGAAGATTTATTCCAAAATGATTTTGAAATAATGGTTAAGGTCAAAGTTGATTGGGAAAAATTCCCAACGGGTGAAGAAGTTGGTGGCATTGTTTCAAAGAACGGAGAACATATGGGATTGTTTGCATTTAAAAGTTGGATTGAACAAACTTGTGAATATATTCTAATGGCAAAGATTTGGACAGAAGAAAATGACGAAATTATTATGAAAGATTTATGTTTTAAAGTAGGTGAAGCACCAAAACCACACGAAGTTGGAAAGAAAGCAGATTACATTTATAATGTTAAATTAACACATAATTTAAATGATAAAATGATTACATTTACTTGTGATGATAAAATTGAAGAGTATAATTATACTGGAAAGATTCGTGATTATACCGATAGTATATTGTGGTTTGGTTGTGGTATGGGTATGGGAGATGAGTGGAACCAACATTTTTATGGAGAATTCCTTGAGTCATACATATCGGTCAAAGATGGGTATAAAATTTTTGAATCCGATTTCACACAAGTAACAGAATTTAAAGTGTTTGACCAGAGTTGGAACGGAAACCATTTAGTTAAATTTGATGAGGCAAACATAATATGATTTTATGGGAAACAAATAATAAAAAAAGTGAATTACTATCTTTATTGTATGGTGTTGATGTAACTCAATACAAAACCGAAGAAGAATTAAACGAAAGACTATCAGAATTAAAAGAAGAAAAAACTTCTATAATTGAAAATATGATAGTTTCTAACATATTAGAAAATTATGATGTTCCATTAGATAAATGTAATGCAATTGAAATCGGACCCGGCGCAGGTATTATGTTGGATTGGTTAGCACCACAAATAAATCATTTAGATTGTGTGGATATTAGTGAAACAATATTGAACGGATGTAAAGAACAAAGCAAACAACATAAAAATGTATCATATCATTTAATTGAAAAACTTGAATTTCCAAACTTAAAAGATATTGATTTTGTTTATTCACAAAGTGTATTTATTCATTTGAGTATTTTAGATTTTTACTTATATTTTAAAGAATTATATAAAGTATTGAAACCAAATGGTTTGATATATATTGATATAATTGATTGTGATGTTGAGGAATTTACTTTAGAAGAAGATGAGTTTCAAAAACAACTATATTACTTACAACAAGATTACACAATGGGAATTAAAACATTATACCACGTTAATTCAGGTAAGGCATTGAATAGAGTAGCAAAAGAATTGGGATATGAATTAGTATGGCGTTTAAGTTCTATATTTAATCCAGCAAATGTAAGTTTAATTTATAAAAAAATATAATATGAAAAAACAATGGAAAGAAAATTGGGATTTACCACCTATCGTAGAAAACGATACACCATTTGAGGATAGATATCCACACGAGATAGGTATGCAAATAATGGACATTTGTAATTTAAGATGTGCACATTGTTATTTAGAAATCTTAGATGAAGATGGAGTGCCTTGGCAAGTCGGTAAAAACGCAAAAGGACATATGCCAATAGAGTTATTTCACAAGATAGTAAATAACCTAAAAGGTATATTACCACACGTCAAAACAGTAAACTTCACGGCAGTTGAAGGATTATTTCACCCACACATTTGGGAAATCATAGATACTTTACGAGGTATAAATCCAGAGATTGGAATCAGAATTGATTCAAATGGTATGTTATTGAATGAAAAAAATATCTTGAAGTTAAAAGAACGAGGTAATATTGACTTAGGTGTATCATTGGACGGTTGCACAAAAGTAGGTGTAGAAAGTTTTAAAACAGGTGTTAAGTTTGATAGGGTAATTCGTAATATGAAATTACTACAAAAACACGATATGTCAGTCAGAACAATCTTTGTTTCACATAAAGATAATATTGAAAGTATGTTAGATTATGTTGATTTTTGTGCAGACTTAGGGGTTGAATCAATTAAAGTCAATACACTAATACCTTATGAAATTAAGTTCTCACCATTTACATTAGCAGGAGAAAAACCAATTGAGTATGTTGATAATATTTACAAAGAAGCAAAACTAAGAGCATATAACAAAGGTATGGATTTCTTTTATCGTAGAACATTTGTAAAACCATTAGGTTGTGGTGGAGCATCATATACTTTACAGATTGATGTCGATGGAAGTGTATCACCTTGTAGTTGGTATTCAAAACCAACACCATTTAGTTTGTTTGGAAAAACAACAACTACGAAACAAGTGGTGTGGGGAAATGCCGCAACAGACGACATTATGGAATTATGGACAAAAAAGAATTGTGTAGGGTTTAGAAAAATACTACATAATAGAATACTACCAAAAGGGTGTAAAGGTTGTCCACAAGGGGAATTGGGTGTTACTTAATGAAGGGAGCAAGGCCAATACCAGATAAAACTTCTTATAATTTTATCACTAAAAATATCAACGGAAAATCACTATATGAAAAAAATCTTGTAAAAGACTTTTGTAATTCATATTCAGAGTGGATTCAATCATCCAAATTAAACAATTTAGAAAATCTAAACAAATTCAAATCATTACAATTTGTTCACGGAACAGCACAATCATTTGATTTCTTTTATTTACAAAACCACAATAAACAATTCAGAATACTAAGGGGTGACTTTATGTATCATCAAATAATGTTCAGAAATAATCTGAAGTGGGAATACATTTTAGATAACAAATTGAAAAAAGGTGATGCGGTAATCTTATCATTACCATTTAGTGATTATGGAGATATCCATCCACTTACAGATATGATTTTAAATCAATGTGATAAATTAGATATACCAGTATTTGTTGATTGTGCTTATATGATTATGTCAAGAAACATTGACTTTGATTTCAATAGAAAATGTATTCAAGGCATTTCATTTAGTATGAGTAAAGGATTTTATGGAGCAGAACATTTAAGAATAGGAATAAGATTTACAAAAGAATACATTGATGATGGAGTAGAAGTATTTAATTCATTTGAAATGGTAAATTGGACAGGTCCAGATATCGGATTAAAGTTAATTAATAGGTTTGATACTGATTATCTACAAAACAAATATCATAAGAAACAATTAAAGGTTTGTAAAGAGTTAAATATACAACCAAGCAAATGTGTAATATTCGGTATAACTGATAAAAACCACAAAGAGTTTGGAGAGTTTGATAGAGGAACAGATTGGAGAAGAGTTTGCATTGCTAATCAGATTGGAGATATGAAGGATTTACATAATGCAAAATAAATTGACAAAAGATGAGGTATTGAATCACTTTAATATTTTGTATGATGATTTACCACAATCTATACAACTTCAATTAGATAAGTTTTTTCCAATTCAATACGATGAACTTAATTCCGAACAATATAAAGAATATTACGAATTATGTTTAGAGATGTTAAATAAGAAACTTGAAATTGATTGGCAAGACGATTGGTTTAGCGTCTTACAGAATTTACGAACAAATAATGAAAATGTCAAGTCAATTATTCGCCCGAAATGGTTTAGAGAAAGTGCATTTGTAAATATACATAATTGCTTATCATTAACCAAAACACCTTATGTGGATTGGGAATATCAATTGATTACGAGACAAATGTTATTCTATACACACTTAAAGGATATAGAAAATATATGTGAATTTGGTTCTGGTAGTGGAGCAAACTTTTATCTAATTAACGAAATCCTACAAGACAAAAGTTTTATTTTATCTGATATCTCGGTTACATCATTAAAAATTATTGAAGAATTAAAACAAAAACTAAATAGAAATAATTTAACATATAGCAATATAGATATAGAACAAGATATAAATTTAGAATTGCCAGATAATACAGCAGTGATTACAACTTCAGTATTGGAACAAATAGGAGATAATTACAAGAATTTTATAAATTTTATACTAAAAGAAAAACCACAGATAGTTATTAATGTTGAACCGATAGTAGAATTGTTAGATTCTAAAAATGGATTTGACAATGTTATGAATTTGTATTGTGAGAAAAGAAAATATTTAGCAGGTTATTTAACCGAACTTGAAAAGTTAGAAAAACAAAAAAAGATTAAAATAATTATGAAGAAAAGAACAATGGTTTCTGGAACATTTATAGAAAATTCAGTTCTGATATGGAAAGTATTATGAAAATTTATGCACTTGACTTAGAAGCTGAATTTTATAAACCTGAAAATGCTTTAAAGTGGTTAAACATACCATACACAACCATTACCGATATGGATAATATTCCTACTTGTCCAGATGATATCATTATAGCATCACCAAAGCAATTCAAGGCCCAAAAAGATAATTGGGACGAGGAACAATTAGAAAGAGCTATGAAAATCTTATCACCTAAATTTAAAAAAGTTATAATGTTTAATGACGATTATACGGGAAATTCAGGTATTGCACAAGGATTTCCATTTAAATTAAATAATGTTTATATGTTGGGTTTGGAAAAACGAGTCAATAAGAATTACAACGGAAAACGATATAGAAGGTTACTAAAAACAAATTGGAATTTTAACTATGTTCATTGTAGAACTCACTATGATTATCCAAACACAGACAAACCCAATAAGGACAAAAAAAGAAGTAAGATGTATATAAATTTAAACAGAGTTCCTAAAGCACATAGAATCAGATTAATGATGAGATTAATGGAAAATAATTTATTAGACAATGGATACAATTCTCTTATGAGTTTTCCACTTGGTGTTGGAAAAATAAACAAACTTTTATTAGATGATAAAGAGGAAAGAAATTCCGTAGAGGAATATAATATTAAGTTTCCAAAAGAAAATAAGGAAAGTATTCGTAAAATTAACAAACTATTACCTATGACTGTTGATTTTACTAAACCAGGTGGTTCAGGTTTTGCTTTTGGAAGTGCTCTATCCGGCCCATCAAAATTTACGAACGATTCATATTTTAGTATAGTTACTGAAAGTCATTATCGTGAATGGGGTGGCTTTTTATCAAGTGAAAAGATTATGAAACCTTTGATTAGTATGCAACCATTTTTTGTATTGGGGCAACCATACACATTAAAGTATTTAAGAGATTGTGGATTTAAAACTTTTGGTGATATTATTGATGAATCATATGATAATGAAGTTGATGATGTTAAAAGATTTAATATGGTAACAAATGAAATCATAAAACTTTTTACAGAAAATACATTAGATGAAATTCACGATATATATTACAGTGTATTTGATAAATTAGAACATAATCTTAATCACTTGGAAATATATTGTCAAAAAGAATTACAGATAATACAGGATATAATTGATGACAAACTATAAATTAAAAACGATATCAACAACAGAAAAGAATTTACTTAATAAGAAATCAAGTTGGTATACTTACGAGAAATCTATTTCTGAAGAATATAAAGAATTCTTTTATGATGAATTACTATTTGATTTAGCAAGACCTTGGCCATTAGAAATAAAAGATTGTAAGTTCTTCGTTGGTTCAGGAAAAGATGAAGAAGAAAAAGATGATGATAGGTGGGCATTTCGTGGCCACGGGGGAACAATATCAGTTAACGATTATCCGAGTTCACTTAAAAATATAGAAAATTGGGAATATATCTTTAATAAATACAAACCGAAATCAATATTAGAAACAGGAACAAATAGTGCAATTTTTGGATTCTTATGTTACAAGTTTTTAGGTAATGATTTTGAATTAACAACGATTGATTGTGAACCAAATAGTAAAATTTGCGTAGATAAAGTAAATGAATACTTTAATAATGATTTAATTGAATTTCACGAAATGAATATACCCCACGATTTAAAAGATTTTTATATAGAGACACAATTTGATTTTGTATTTATAGATTCTGGACACGACGAGGAAACATTAACAGCTGAACTTGAATTTTGTATTAATGAAGATATCCCAATTATAGCTTTTGATGACTATTCTTTACCACAAGTTGATAAAATGATTAATAAATTTTTAACGGAAAATACAAATTACCAACTTGTTGATGTGTTTAATGGAATATCTGGTAGTGGTATGGGTGATATAAAGATTGTGAAACGAGATGAATAAAAACAAGATATTAATAACAGGCGGATGTAGTTTTTCAGATGGTTATCGGTCATCCGATAGTGAAAATTTATATAGACAAACTTGGTCACCTTATATTCAAAAAAAGTATGATTTCAAACGATATGTTCATATGGGAAATCCAGCAGCAGGTAATGAGTTAATTGCAGAACGAGTTATTTATGCATTACAAACATTGTTGGATAAAGGACACTCATCAAATGATTTATATCTTGGTGTAATGTGGAGTGGTATTGAAAGAAAAGAGTTATTTGTTTCAGCACAAGAAACAGACAAGTATACTGAATTAGATGATTCAGTTAGACGAGAGGGTGAGAATACACTTATAATGTCAAATCGTAGTAATATATTTTCAAATACAACATCCATCAGGCCAGGAATAGAAAACAATCCTAATGGATATTTAAAATCTGGTGGATTACCTTATAAAGATGATTGGTGGAAAATTAAATCACAACGAGATTACTTTAATTTATGGTATGATAATTTTTATACATTAGAAAAGCAATTCATAGATACTTTAAAATCAATTTTATTAGTTCAAACATTTTGTGAAAGGCATAATATCAAATACTTTATGTCGGTATGGCAAAATATATTTAATGCCAGAAATCCACAAGGAGATTTACCACCAAAATCATATGGTGATGATTGTGTAGAATCACGATTAAAGCCAAAATTTGTAGACATTTTTAATAAAAATTCTCAATTCCTTTGGAATGCGATAGACTTTGATAGGTTTATTTTTTATGAAAGTGATAAAGTGATTTATGGTGGATTAACTGAATATGCAAATGTAAACAAATTAGAATTTTGGGAAGATAATGGACACGTTTGTTATAGTGGACATAAGAAATTTATAGATGAATATTCAGAACAGATAGAGGAACAATGGAAGATAAAATAATATTCGGATTTGATAGGAAGGTTGGTGATGATTGGATTCCAAATGGATATCCACTATTATTAGATAAACTCATTACAGATTTTTCAGAATATGTCATCCATACAGGATTAAATCCAGCAGTTTATCCATTAGGTGTTGTTCCATACGAAACTATGAATAAACAATTAATTAGTGATATCGGTGATAAACCATTTTTATATTATGTAGAACAATTTGGTGCGATAGGAAAAGTTGTCGGACAAGATGAGGGTTATGAAAATAGTAGTCTTTTAAATAATATGTTGGAAACTACAAAGGAAAAGATACGAAACAAACAAGGTGTCGTATTGATTGTAGCTCACACAGAAAGCACTATTGAACCGAGTTCATTTATACATTTACATAAAACTCTTGTAGAGCAAAATATAAGTCCCGAAAGAGTTGCATATGTAATGGGTAATAATTGGAGTGTTGGTATTGAATATAATGAGTGGTGTGATGAAAATAATTTCCACCAAAGACTAACATTGATAAATTGTTATGAACAAGTTCACAATAAAGGTATGCAATTATTAAAAAGTGAAGACAATGGAAATACATTTGTATCAGATGAGGAGTTTCAAGATAAATCTAAAAAAAGAAAACATCAATTGGTATGTTTGAATAGAAGAATACGACCACATAGATACGCTATGATAGCAATGTTACACCATAATAATTTATTAGAAAATAACTTGGTTAGTTTTTCATTGGAAACGGGTAAAGATTTAAATTGTATGGGTAGAAAAGGAAGACCCGATATAGATACAATGAGAAGAATACTCGGAAAGACAAAACTAATGCAAAAGTATATGTCTTACTATGACGACTTAGATAAGATGTCACCACGAACAATAGATTTTGACAATTTACAAGAAATAATGGGAATAGGATTTGAAAGTAAAGAACCTTATTTAGATTCTTACTTTTCAATAGTAACCGAAACAGGTTTTCCAGAACCAACTAAGTTTGCTACGGAAAAAGTATTTAGACCAATGTTACATTTTCATCCATTTATAGTTTATGGTTCACACGGAACACTAAAAATGTTAAAACAATTAGGATTTAAAACTTTCAGTCCATTTATAGATGAAAGTTATGATGAAGAAGAATCGTCATTTAAAAGAATGCAAAAAATAACATCAGAAGTAAAACGAATATGTAGTATGAGTCAAGATGAAATGCACGAATGGTATTATGAAATGCAAGATATATTGATTCACAATAGAGAATTGATAAAGAAATATGGTGAACGATATCACGAATCACAAAGAGAAGTAATTGATACTGCATACGAGGAGTTAATGAAATGATATTATTTGTAGGATGTAGTTTTACTTGGGGAGCAGGATTACAATTTGAATATTTGTCAAAGAAAAGAGGTTGGACATCAGATGAAATCAATGCAATCAATCCACCAAAATCACATTTGGAACATTTGGATTATAAATGTGATGAATACAGAAAGAAACACCATTATCCTAATTTAGTTGCAAAAGAAATGAATATGGGGTATGGAATGGGAAAACTTGGAAATGGTGGAAACAATTACGAGATTGGAAAAATACTTCACCACACTTCAACAGAATTAGCAGGAGAAGACGCAATTGAATTAGTAGTGATACAATTTACAGATTGGACAAGAAGTTGTCCTGAAATAACACATAGAGCAGATTATGGTGGAACAGACAATATAGATTTTTTATCAAATAACCATATTAGAAAAATTATTACAACGCAAATAGATAATATTAACGTTGGTTGTGAAAGATTGAAATCCAAGTGGATAGGTTGGTCTTGGAGAAATGATTTTGCACAAATATTGAAAACTAAAAATCCACAGAACTTTATACCACTTTACCATAAAGGAAAAGAATACGATTCAATGGAAGAATTAATAGTAGTTGATGGGAATTGGAGATTTGATGATTTTTCATTTCAACATAAAGATAAATTAAGAATATGTGATGTTATACAAGGTGTAGATGATACACATCTAAGTTCAACAGGACATAAAGTAATAGCAAACTCAATAATAAGGAGATTAAAGTGAATCAATATTGGATAACAAGTTTCGTTCAAACTAAATTAAATGGTGGTGGAGATTGGCAAGCGTATGGTAAAGAAATGCCATTAGAGTCAGAAAGAACATTAGATAAATTCTATGAACCATTGGTGGTTCAAATCGGTGTAGGAGAAGGACACGATACGTGTGAATTGACACGAGCAATAAATTATCATAATGGAAAGTTAATAGCCATTGACTGGTTTGAGGGAAACATTTCTACACCCGAAGGTGAATTGATAGACGCTCACAATCATACAGAAGATACAACTAAAATTGATAAACGATATAAAGGTGTTTTAAACAAGTTAAGAACTGAAACTGATTGTTCAGAAATCACAACATTAATTAAAGGTAATTCACACGACGAATTAGAAAAACTTGAAGATGAATCAATTGATATATTGTTTATTGATGGTGGACACGAATATAGTATTGTCAAGAAAGACATTGAAATCGGTTGGAGAAAACTAAAACCAGGTGGTTATATTTGTGGAGATGATTATTCAGGTGACTATCATTATCATAAGATAGATGAAGTGAGTGAAGAACGATTAGAACAAGATACCATTAAGGGTGACGGATATATTAAAATTGCAGACGGAAATGGTATATTGGTAAGTGTGAATAATGTTCACGCAGGAGTCATTAAAGCAGTTCACGAATTCTTTGACGGACAAGCAAATGTAAATAATTGGGGTAGATATTGGCATTACAAAAAAAATTGATAGTTTTTCAAAGTTCTAACTATTTATATATATAGAAGTCAAGTGGTGCTAACAGGTAACAAACCAAAGACCCAACCGACCACACAAGACTATAAAATTAACGGGGGCACTTTATAGTGTCCTTCATTTATGAAGGATTTTTTTATGTTTAAATATTCAAGAGAAGAAAGTAAATTACCAGGAGTTGATGTTTTCACTCCCGACCCATACACAGATTATCGTGGAACAATGTGGACTCATTGGGAGAACTCAATGGATACACCACAATCTAAAATATCCAAATTCACTCGTTCAAGAAAAAATGTCCTAAGAGGATTGCATGGAGATACTGAAACTTGGAAACACATTACGTGTGTGTATGGTGCTTTTTATTTAGTTGTAGTAGATTACAGAGAAGATAGTATAAATTATTTAAATTCAGTTAGTTTTACTTTAGATGATAGAAATATGAAAAGTGTATTGGTTCCACCAGGTTATTTAAACGGACATTTATGTTTATCCAATGAATGTGTATTTCATTACACACAATCCTATCCAAATGATTATGTTGATTCGCAAGACCAAATATCAGTCAAATGGAACGACAAAGATTTAAACCTTAGTTGGCCAATAGATAATCCAATATTATACGGGAGAGACAAATGAGTAAAGAAAGAAAATATTTACCAACGATAGAAGATTTGATTGATAGATTGTCAATCTTTCAATTAAAAGAAGTTAAAATGCCAGAACATAAAGAAAAATATGCACAAGACATACACGATATATTAAATGATATTGATATCATTTTAGAAGAAAGTCCTGGTAAAGTTGATGCTAAATTGATTAGAGCAATCGTAGTATTGTCACAAATGAACGCACATATTTGGTATAATGAATCAGATGTAAGAAGTGGTGTAAAAGGTAGTGACAATTTACTACTAACACACGGACTAAATGGAATCAGAAATACAGCAAAGAATTTCATTACTGATATCTTGGGTGGTAGAAAAGACCACAAGATAGATTGTTTAGCAGCAGATTTTAAAGAATGGGAAGTAAGTTGGGAAAATGAAGTTTAAAGAAACTAAAACACGTTCAACACAAAAGTCAATCAGTTGGAGAGTTATTGCTTTCCTAAACTCTTGGTTTATATTAGCAGTAAGTTTAACTGAAGTACCACTTTGGAACGCAATCATAATGAACTTGACAGGTATATTATTTTTCTATATACACGAAAGAGTTTGGAACAATGTAGATTTTGGGAGATATAGTGAAAAATCTAAATAACTACAACAAGGTAAGAGATGTAACTCTCACGAAACAAGATTTGATTCAGTTTGAAGAACACATTGTTTCATTGTGGGAGAGTGGTAAAATAAAAGCACCAGTTCATTTATCTCACGGAAACGAAGATGAATTGATAGAAGTGTTTTCACACATTGATACAGATGATTATGTATTTTCTACTTGGAGAAGTCATTATCACGCATTACTTCACGGAATAACATCAGAGTGGATTGAGGATAAAATTTTACAAGGTAAATCAATATCATTATGTAATCTTGACCACAACTTTTATTCATCAGCAATCGTTACAGGTGTGATACCAATTGCACTTGGAACTGCTATTGGATTAAAGAAACAAAAGTCAAAACAAAAGGTATGGTGTTTCGTTGGTGATATGACCTTTGAAACAGGTATATTTTATGAAGTCCATAAATATGCCAGAAACTTTGACTTACCATTATATTTTGTCGTAGAGGACAATAAGGTTTCTACACAAACACCAACAAAAGCAACTTGGAATAAAACAAGAGATATTCCTGATGATGTAATTCATTATAATTACAAATCAAAATATCCACATTACGGGACAGGCAAATGGGTAATATTTTAAACATAATAGATAGTAGAACTCATCACAAAAAAACTGATGGTATTATTCCTTTACAACACGGACCATTTTTTTCTCAAGAGTTTGATAATAGTTTTGAATACAAATTTTATAATTTAAAATATATTTCAAAAACAAATAACTATTTTTACATAGTTGAAATTGCTCACAATTTTGGGATAACCGATGCTATAAATGATATTTTAAAAATGGATAAACTTATTAAGTTAATTAATAATGATAAATGTAAAGTTATATTAGCATACGAATCCGAGGGTGATATAGATATGTCTGAATTTAATAATTGGTATTTGGAAGTTTGTAAACCAGTTGAGAACCAAGTTAAGTTTTCTAATTTTTATATTTTTCATAGTGATTTAAATTGTAAAAAAAACAATAAGACAAAAATTAATTTTTATCCATCAATTTATTTTTTAGAAAGCACATCACATACATTAAATGACATAATATCAAAAGAGGGTGGAGTACAAGTTACTGAAATGGATTATGATTTTCAACACAAGACAATTCAAGATATAGATATTGATAAAAAAACAAAACATTTCTTATCATTTATGAGAGGAATGCACCACCACAGAATAGCATTAGCTTCATATTTTGAACATAATGATGTGTGGTATGACAATATTATAAGTTTTTTAAAGATAGAGTGGAATTATACTGGCGTTATACCAGAAATGTTACCTGAAAAATATTGGGAAAGTGCTAATAAATTGGGTGATAGAGAGGCCGTAGAAATAGACACACAAAATTTAAAAAATAAAGGTGGATTTTCAACAATGTTTACAAGTAAGTGGGAATTCTACGAAGAAACTTTTTTGAGTGTAGTTTCTGAAACAATTTATAATAGTGATACACTATACTTTACTGAAAAAATATGTAAACCTTTGATGTGTTTACATCCATTTATATTAGTGACTTCACCACACTCTTTAAAAAGATTACAAAAGTTTGGATTTAAAACATTTCACCCGTTTATTGATGAGAGTTATGATAATGAAGAAGATGGTTTGAAAAGAATGCAAATGATATTTAATGAGTTGGATAAATTTAAAGCAAGACCAATTCAAGAATTAAAAGATTGGTGGAAAGAAATATTACCTATATTGGAACATAACCAAAAAGTATTTTTAAAACTCGGAAAGAATAAATCAAAAAGAATAAAATATATGGAGAAATTAAATGACTAAAATATTAATAACAGGCGCATCAGGTATGGTAGGAAAACATTTAGTGGATATGTGTTTACAAAAAGGATACTTTGTAAAAGGAACGGATATTCGTTATGATGATAGATACAGAACATATTCAGAAAACTTTCATTTTGAACTTGGTAATTTAAACAATTATCAAAGATGTCTTGAATTGGTAAGTGATGTTGATGTGGTGTTTCACGTAGCAGGAGTTAAAGGTTCACCAAAGAGAGCGGCAGAACAACCAAACGATTACTTTACACCAATGTTACAAATGAATACCAATATGGCAGAAGCTGCAAGAATTGGTAAAGTTGAATGGTATGTTTATACTTCAACAATTGGAGTATATCAACCAGCAGATTATTTCAGAGAAGATGATGTATGGAAAACATTTCCAAGTGAAAACGATAAATACGCAGGTTGGGTAAAACGAATGGGTGAATTACAATTAGATTGTTTTGAAACTCATTACGGATTAAAGAATTATTCAATTGTCAGACCAGCAAACATTTACGGAGAATACGATAACTTCGGTGAAGAATCCACGGTAATCGCATCATTAGTAAAAAAGGGTTGTAATGATAAACTATTATCAGTATGGGGAGACGGAACACCAATAAGAGATTTTATACACGCAGAAGATGTAGCAAGAGGTATATTGATGTCGTATGAAAATGAAATTACAGAACCTATCAATTTAGGTAGTGGTGATGGAGTTCGCATTAGAGATATCGCAAGTATCGTAGCAACACATTATGGAAAAGAAATAGAATACGATTTAACAAAACCAAACGGAGATAAAAAAAGACTTATGGATATGACACGAGCAAATAGCTATGGGTTTCATCCAAAGGTAGATTTAGAAACAGGAATAAAAAGGGTAATAAAATATTATGAACATTTACAAAGATAAAAAAGTAGTCGTAACGGGTGGAAGTGGTTTCATTGGAACACACTTCATACAAGAGTTATTGGAAAGAGGTGCTATCGTTAAAACATCAATACACAACTCACCACTAAAAATACAAGATGATAGAATTGAAGTATTGGAAAATATTGACTTAACAAAACAAGAAGACGCTTTTAAACTAATTGACGGAGCAGATATTGTTATTCATTGCGCAGGATATATTGGACACCCATCATCAATAGCAGATGACTTCCAAATTGCATTAAATCAAATTAATGTGATTACCAATGTATTGGAAGCTTGTTATAAATTTAATGTAAAAAGATTTTTAGATTTGAATAGTTCAACGGGTTATCCAGACAAAGAACACGCAATTACAGAATATGAGTATTTTGATGGAGAACCATTTATTTCTTATTATGGTTATGGGTGGATGCGAAGATATAGAGAAAAACTTATGGAACACACTTCACATCTTACAGATATACACATTGGTATCGCTCGTGGAACTGCAATATTTGGTCCTTATGATAATTTTGATTTAAAAACTTGCCACGTTGTTCCAGCATTAATTAAAAGACATTTGAGTGGAGAAGACCCATTTGTAGTTTGGGGAAGTTCAGATGTTGTTAGGGATTTTCTATATGTAAAAGATGTGGTTGATGGAGCATTGTTAATTTTACAAGACGGAGTATCAATGCGACCATATAATCTTGGATATGGTTCAACAATAACAATCGGTGATATCGTTAATACGATATTAAAAATTACAGATAAATCACCAGAAATTCAATGGGATAATTCAAAACCAACAACAATTCCATTTCGCGCTTGTTCAACTGAAAGAATTAAAACTGAATTGGGATTTGAACCAGACTATACTTTTGAACAAGGTATGAGAGAAACAATAGAGTGGTATGAAAACAACTTATAAAGATGAATTAATTAAATCAATGAATTATTTGGCAGAAAAACCAAATACTATATTTGTAGGACAACAAACAGCTTACGCTGGAAATCCAATGTCCACAACAATATTAGATGTGCCAATGGAGAAGATGATTGAAACACCAGTATTTGAAGAAGTTCAAATGGGAATGTCAACAGGATTAGGTATGACTAATATGTGCGTAGTTAGTTTTTATCCACGATGGGATTTCTTGATATGTGCAGCAAATCAATTAATAAATCACTTGGATAAATTTAAACATATGACAGGTTATGATTCACACGTTATCATTAGAGTTAGTAAAGGTAGCGATGACCCATTAGACCCTGGCGTTCAACACAAAGCAGATTACTCGGAAGAATTTAAAAGTATATTAAGTGATATTGAAGTAATAAATCTTTACGATAAGTCTAATATCTACGAAACTTACAAGAATGCATACCAAAATAAAAAACCAATTATATTGGTGGAATATACGGAGAAATATAATGATTAGAGATTTATTAAAAATTGAAAAAATTGACGCATTTTGTGGTAAAAATGTTTCCATTGGTTCTTGTGCAAAAATGGGAAGTTCTACTTTAGGTACTGAATGTGCTAAAGATAGTAATTCTTTATCGTTAAAAAAAGTTAGTTTAATAAATAATAATACTCACAATATAGTCTTGATTAGAGATGTTTTTGATAAATGGTTAACAGGAATGTATCAGGAAATGTTTGAACCAAAATATCTAAATTCTGATTTACTAGATTTATTAAAAACTGGCTATTGGGAAAATCAATCAATAGTAGAATCACTTGATTCAGATGATTCTCAACGAGTAAAACATACTAAAAAATTTATTAATTCTATGGTAAAACTATATGAGTGGAACGGAGCAACAGATTTAAATTGGATGATAGAGGGACACGCTAAATTTTGGGCGTGGAACGATGAAGGGCTAGCCAATGATTCTACTCAATCTCATATGGGACTCTTATCATATACAGAGTTAGAAAATTATTATTTTTTAGAATTAAAAGATTTGAGTAATCCAAAATTTATAAAATGGTTGGGTGAACAAGATAGTTCTTGGGAAAATGCTAAGTTTGAAATTGAAAATCAACGACCACCACACATTAAATTACAATTTAAAAAGTTTTGGGATGAATATAACGAACAAAAGATTTGTAAAGGTTCTTTTTTAGTTTCACCATATGCCAACATTTTAGAACTGAAAACAGTTACAATGTCACTGGTACAAGAGAAATTCTATTTTAATCGTGACGTAGTTGAACACATTAGAAACTCACACCCAAGATATTTAAAATTTTAAGGAGATATATGATTAAAGAATACAAACAAAATGGATATGTAATTTTAGATAATTTATTACCAACAGAACAATACAATAAGATTGTTGATATTTGTAGAAATGCAACATATGAAGAAGTAGACCAAGTCAGACCAGATAGGTATGAAATGTGGGAAACACCAGATGACAATTTCTTTCCATCAACAGATGAAGTATATCAAAATCATATGTGGGGAAGTTCAGATGTTCCTAATTCAAAAGAAGTTCAAGATATGTTTAATCAATATATTAAACCATTAATTATTGAGATGTCAGAAGGACAAGCAGGTAAGTTTATGCACCAAACCAATATGTATGAAAATAATGGTAAAGACTTTTTAAGAATCCATTATGATGATTATATGGGATTATGTGGTTATATATTTTATGTCGGAGAACACCAATGGAAATATGATTGGGGTGGATTACTACAAGTCAGTATTGATAAAAGAATTGAAACAATTCTACCTAATCCAAATAGATTAGTTATAATTAATCATTCACTTCGTATGGGACATTGGGTTACACCAACGAATCATTGGGCAAAGGAAAATAGATACACATTAACAGGTTTTTGTATTGACAAAGATAGAGAATTGCCAGAAACTTGGGGAAAAAGAGAGGACGCAACAATTGAGTAAAATACTAATAACAGGCGGAGCAGGATATTTAGGTTCAGTATTGACAAGAAATTTATTAAAAAAACACGAAGTAATCGTATATGATAATTTGATGTATAATCAAACTTCATTAGTTGATTTATCAAGTAATCCAAACTTTACATTTCATTATGGAGATGTTCGTGAATGGAGTAAATTAAAAAAATTAGTAGAGCAAGTTGATATAGTAATTCCATTAGCAGCATTAGTAGGATTTCCGTTGTGTGAAAAGGATAAGGAATTAGCAACAAGTATCAACACTACACAAATTAAAAATATAGTCGATACATTAACATCAGACCAAAAGATATTATATCCAAATACCAATAGTGGCTATGGTTCAAGAGGTGAGGGAATGGTCACCGAAGAGGACAAGCTATCGCCAATCAGTCATTATGGAGTAACAAAGTGCCAATCAGAAGACTATATTAAAAATAATAGTAATGGGATATCATTACGATTAGCAACCGTATTCGGTGTATCAAGTCGTATGAGAACAGACTTACTGGCAAATGACTTTGTATATAAATTATTAACGGATAAATACATCACATTATTCGAACACGAATTCGTTAGAAATTTTATTCATATACAAGATGTTAGTAGTGCATTTGAATTTATGATTGAAAATTATGATAAACATCAAAATCAAATATTTAATTTGGGGTTAAGTGATACAAACATTACAAAAAAGGAATTAGTAGAAAGAATACAAAAGTATATTCCAAAAACATCAGTAAATTATTCAGATTACTATGTTGACCCAGATAAACGAGATTATATCGTTAGTAATAAAAAAATTGAATTAACAGGTTGGAAATCACTATTTACTTTAGATGATGGAATTAAAGAATTAATTCAGTCATATAAAATGATAGTTCCAACACAATCACAATATAGAAATACAACACCACTATCATATGTGGTTTAATAGTAAAATAAAAAAGAGGAGTAAAAATGTCAAAAGATATATCTTATGATACAGAAGCAAGAGCATCACTTAAAAATGGTGTAGATAAATTAGCAAACGCAGTGAGAGTAACATTAGGGCCAAAAGGTAGAAATGTCGTCATTGAAAAACAATTCGGTTCACCAGTCGTAACAAAGGACGGAGTGACGGTTGCTAAGGAAGTAGAACTTGAAGATAGATTGGAAAATGTAGGAGCACAAATGGTAAAAGAAGTAGCATCTAAAACTTCTGATATTGCAGGTGACGGAACAACAACAGCAACGGTTTTAGCACAATCAATCATCGCAGAGGGATTGAAAAATGTTACAGCTGGAGCAAATCCAATGGAGATTAAGAAAGGTATTGATTTAGCAAAAGAACAAGTTGTTAAATTCATTTCAGAAAAATCAAAGGATATTCCAGATTCAACTCAAATCGCTCAAGTAGCAACTATATCAGCAAATGATGATGTAGAGATTGGAACAAAGATTGCAGAAGCAATGGACAAAGTCGGTAAAGACGGAGTAATTACCGTAGAGGAATCTAAAACAGCAGAAACTTATTTAGAGTTTGTAGAGGGTATGCAATTCGATAGAGGTTATTTATCACCATACTTTGTATCAAATTCAGATTCAATGGAAGCAGAATTAGATGACCCATATGTCTTAGTTCACGATAAGAAAATCACTAATATGAAAGATTTATTACCTTTACTTGAAAAAGTAGTTCAAGCAGGTAAATCTATTCTTATTATAGCAGAAGATATTGAAGGTGAAGCACTCGCAACACTTGTTGTTAATAAATTAAGAGGAACTTTCAATGTCATAGCAGTTAAAGCACCTGGTTTTGGAGATAGAAGAACAGCAATGTTACAAGATATCGCAACACTAACGGGAGCAACCGTAATATCTGAAGATAGAGGATTCAAATTAGAATCAACCACTTTAGATGAATTGGGAACTTGTAAAAAGGTTGTTAGTGATAAAGACAACACAACTATCGTTGATGGTGGTGGAACAAGAGAAGATATAACAAATAAAGTCAATGAAATCAGAGTTCATATTGAAAAAACTACTTCAGACTACGATAGAGAAAAACTACAAGAACGCTTAGCAAAACTAAGTGGTGGTGTAGCAGTATTAAATGTCGGAGCAGCAACTGAAGTAGAAATGAAAGAAAAGAAAGATAGAGTTGATGACGCTTTACACGCAACACGAGCCGCTGTTGAAGAAGGAATCGTAACAGGTGGTGGAGTTATATTGCTTAGAGCAAGTAGAGACTTAGATAGTATTGAAACAACACCAAGTTTACAAGTCGGTGTAGATATTATGAAACGAGCATTAGAAGGCCCGATAAGACAAATATGTTCAAACGCTGGTGTAGAATCATCAATCGTTGTTCAGAAAGTTCTTGAAGGAAAAGATGACTTCGGATATGACGCAAGAAATGACGAGTATGTTGATATGTTCAAAGCAGGTATTATCGACCCAGCTAAAGTTTCAAGAGTAGCAGTTGAAAACGCAGCTTCTATATCTGGATTGTTATTAACTACTGAAGTAGCAATTACAAACAAACCAGACGAAGAATCAGATAACGCACCCGTAGGTAATCAGAATATGGGTATGGGAATGATGTAATCTTATGGAAATTAAAAAATATCAACAACAAAATAGGAGATTATTATGTTTAACAAAGTAAAACAATGGTTTGAAAACTGGAAAAAGAAGAGAAAACTAAAAAAGAAACTTGAAGCTCTGAAAAAAAGAGACCCGTTTATTTACAAATGAACGAGAAAGAGTTCTTTTTAGAATTATTTCCACAACAATATGAACTTCTTGATATAAAAAACTTCAAAGATTTTGACGGAGAGCAATTTTACTTCGCTAAAAACATAGAAGAGTTGGATATATTGAGAAGTTCAAATGAAGGTGGAGTTTGCAATTGTGTAAAAGAAAACACAAACAAGGCATTAGTTGAGTATTTTCACTCAATTATCAATCAAGGTATTGAATTACCTATCTTTATCAATTTCAAAAATCAAGTAATGGACGGACATCACAGAATGCAAGCATATAATTTACTTGGTAGAACCGAAATACCAATATATCGTAACAAATTACATAGAAAACACGGATTTTGTTGGAAAAAGGGTGTAGAAGGTAAGCGCCGTTTACGACATAAAATTTGGTAATTTTATATTTATAGTTGTATAGATATATTTAAATTAGGACGAAATGATAAAACTTAAAAACATATTATTTGAAGCAAGCATAACAGGCCAAACCCAAAGTTCAGAAGAACTTGGTGGATATAAAGGTTTCTTTAAATTATCTGAAATGGAAAAGTATAAGAAGTGGATAAAGAAAACACTTCGTGTAGAATTAGTAGAGGGTGTTGATGACCCAGGAATATTGAAGGCAGTATTCTTAGCAGGTGGACCAGGTTCAGGTAAAACTTATATTGCAAAAGGATTATTCGGAATACCTGATAGAATTAATGTATCTCAAACAGGTATGAAAATGGTCAATTCAGATAAAGAATTAAAATACTTATTGAATAAGTTTGGATTCGGTACTGATTTAGATTCCTTACCAGATGAAGTATTTGCCAATTTAACAAACCCATCAGACCCAAAGTATAGTGGTTTGAGAAGTTTCGCAAAAGACTTAACGGGTCAAAGAAGAAAATTATATCAAAACGGAAGACTCGGTATGATTATTGACGGAACCGGCGATGAGTTTAATAAAATCTCAATGGAAAAGAGAGAATTGGAAGCAGTCGGATATGATTGCTATATGGTATTTGTTAATACATCATTAGATGTAGCACTTGAAAGAAATGAAAAACGAGATAGAATATTACCAGAAAAGATTGTAAAAGATTCACACAAAGCAGTAACTCAGAATATGGGTGGATATCAAGGATTATTCGGTGGTAGTAACTTTATGATAGTGGATAATAATAAAACACTAGATGAGGACGCAGCAACAAAAAGATTTAATATGTTGGTTAAACAAGGTATTGGAAAATTTATTAAAACACCGCTCAAGAATAAACGAGGTTTATCTTGGATTAGAAAAAATAAAATACTAAAAGGGAAAAAATAATGTTAACATCATTTGACGAAATTATAGAAATAACTTTAGAACACGAAGGTGGATATGTCCACGACCCAAAAGATTTAGGCGGAGAAACAAACTTCGGTGTAGCAAAAAGATTTTATCCAGATGTAGATATCAAAAATCTTACAAAGGAAGAAGCAACAGATATTTACAGAGCAGATTATTGGGACAAGAATAGAGTAGAAGAACTACCAGAACATCTTAGACATATATTTTTTGATATGTGTGTAAATCAAGGTAGAGGAACTGCAGTAAAGATTTTACAACGAGCGTGTGTAGCAAAAGGAGCCAACATAGCAATTGATGGGGGTATGGGTGCAGGAACAATGAATGCAATCACCACATACAAACCTTCAGACGAAAGAGTTCGTTGTTATAGATTAAAATTTTATTACGATTTAGTAAATAAAAAACCCGAACAAGAACGATTTTTGTTTGGATGGTTTAAACGAGCATTATCAGTATAGGAGATAAAAAATGGCAGTAAAAGATGTAGAAGGAACACAAGCAAGTTCCTTCGTTGGTAGAACAAAGTCAATAGATAGATTGGTAGGAAGTGAAACTATCACTAAATTACTTAAACACGTTGGTGGAACAGCAAACGCAATCTATGAAGCAACAAGTTCACAAGGTGAAGCATTGTCAACACACTTTATGGTAGCATCACAAAGTAATGTTGAATCATTGAATAGTTTTAGTGGTTCATTAGCAGACGGTGGAGCTTATAACGCAAAAGGATTGGTAACAGGAACATTGTATCCAATATCATTGAGTTATGTAAGCGCAAGTACACACACACAAGTAGATTTATTTAGATAACAATGAATCAAGAATTACGACAAATCGTTAGAGAGGTCATCACAGAACTCGTAGACGATAATATTTGCATACATTGTGGAAATATCGTAGATGAGGACTTGAGAAAATGGTTCGGTAAAGGTGGAGCAGGTGGAACAACCAAAGGTGGTTGGGATAGATATGGTTCAGACGGACAGAAACTCGGTAAATGTGGTGGTGGAAAAGAAGGTGGTGCATATGCCGCTTGTTTGAGTGCCGAAAAAGCTCGTAAACTCGGTGCAGACGGAAGAGCAACATTTGTTAATCGTAAAAGACGTGACCAAAAGAAAGCTGGCGATAGTAAAAAAGGAAAACAGCGAAGTAAAGGTAAAAAACCAGTAATGAGTAAAACAGGAGTATAAAATGAGTTTAAAGTCATTAGTTAAAGAAGTAATCGCAGAAGAAAAGATAAATTTATTTGTTGAGAAGAACATTCCAACAAATCCAAGCAAGTGGTCTTATTACAAATCACAAGCTAAAAGTAAATTTGATGTATATCCAAGTGCATATGCAAATGGTTGGGCAGCAAAAAAATATAAAGCCGCAGGTGGTGGTTGGAAGAAAGGATAGAACTATGAATGAAGCATGTTGGGTAGGATTTAAACAAGTAGGAATGAAAGACAAGGGTGGTAGAAAAGTCCCTAATTGTGTAAAAGAAGAAATGGAAATCTTTTATGAAGTGGATGGAAAAGGACACGGATATACTTTTGAATATCTTAGATTGCCAGAAGATATCAATGAAGCAGAGTATCAAGGAAGAAAAGTAAAACTCGGTAAGCCAATGCAGGGCGATATCAAAAAATTTAAAGTCTATGTTAAGAATCCAGCCGGTAATGTCGTAAAGGTAAACTTTGGACACGGTGGAACATCAGTAAAGGGTAAAGCAATGAGAATTAGAAAATCTAATCCTGACGCTCGTAAGAATTTTAGAGCAAGACACAATTGTGATACACCAGGTCCAAGACATAAAGCAAGATACTGGAGTTGTCGTAAATGGTAAAGCTTAAAGACTTATTAAAAGAAGATGTAAAAATTCAAGTATCAAAGAAAGATGATGGGTATATTTACCAATGGAAAGAAGAAATGAAAGCAGGTAAATTTGACCCGAAAAATCCTACACTTGTAGTATCTGGTATGGGTTCATATGATTTGAAAACATTAAAAAGTAGTATTGCAGGACAATTATTAGATTTATCAAAGAGATTAAAAAAAGGAGATGATATGGATGTTGATAATGTATATCATTTATTGATAAAGAACGATTCACTATTATATAAAGTAAAAGCTTTGAAAGATGTTCAAGATGAACTAAGAACATCAGTATGGAAAAGAAGAATTACAATCTATAAAAATAAGAGATAAATGTTGAAAAGTAAATTAACAGAATGGTTAGTTAGACCACTCATAAATGAGGTAGAATTACCAATCAAAGTTGGTGATACGGTCTTGATGGGTAGGTTTAAAAATAAAAAAGTTAAAGTCAAGTCAATCACTTGGAACGAAAAGGGTGATTTACAAATCAACGGCAGACCTGCACTCAAATTCAGAATACCAACATCAGATAAAAAGTTATTACCACAAAAGAAAAGTGGAAAAGATTCAGCAGAACCAGATTCAGATAGAAAAGGTGTTGAAGATGAATATCCACATTACAAATTAAAAGAATCACCAGCAAAATTTCAATCAGTTCATCTTACATCAACATTTGATTCATTGTTCGGTAGGTGGTATTCAAATCACGTTCCACTAACTACTAAATTTATGCAAAGTATATTGGGTAGAGAACGAGTAAGTGTATTTCACGTTGGTAATGCAGAACTATCCAGCGATGTAGAAAATGTTGGAAGAATTGTTGGTAAGAAAAGTGCACTATCCACATTCTCATCAGTAGATAAAGGTGAGAAACTTGCAAAAGGACAAGGAATACAAACCAAAGGTGGTATCATATATGAATTAGAAGGAAGTTTGTTAGTAGCAAGTATACGAGATATGCAAACACATCCAGACAAAACAGGTCGTAGATGGGTTTCACCAGAATATTTAGCAGGTAAAGGTGCTGGTATGAAAATGCATAATGAATTAAAAAAATTCGTCCAATCAAATAAAAGAACCCGCCGAGATTTTGACTCCATAATGGGTGAATTTGATATCGAAATTAGTAATCAAAATGATGACTTAGATTATTCAGACCCTAAACGCATCGGACACGAAGAACGAAGAGCAATAGTTAAAAAGGAAGGGAATAGAATAAAACGAGAGTGGATTGTTAAGTATATTAATTTTTGTATGAAAATGATGAAAAAATATGCACCACAAATCAAACGACATATATTGAGTCAAAAAGATAAACCATCAGAACACGGGTGGAACGAAATCATTGTAAATCAAATTAAAGTAAAAGATATTTTTATATTGAAGAGAGCGGTCAATTCCGCAGTCGAAAAGGCAGCTGAAAAAGTTGCAACAGGTCAAGTTACCGTAGGTTCACCAGCACAATTTAGAAAATGGTATAATGAACGAGGTGGTGTGATTAATGAAGAGTTTGGTGCACCAGCAGGAGTTATTCCTTCACCAAGTCGTAAAGCAGTGAAGAAAAACAAAACTGACAAATTATCTGGATATAAAAAGGTTGATGAAATCGCAGTAGATACAAGAGTTAAAAAGGTTGTAGCAATTTATCCAGGTAGATTCCAACCATTTGGCCCACATCACAAAAAAGTATTTGAGGCATTAAAGGGAAAATTTGATGAAGTATATATAGCAACATCAAACATACAAGGAATGCCAAGACACCCACTCAATTTTAATGAAAAGAAAAAACATATGATAAAAATGGGTATTCCTGGAAAAAATATAATTCAAGAGAAAAATCCATACAAAGCTGATATATTGAGAAAATTCGGAGATGATACAGCAGTAGTTTATGTAGTGGGTAAAAAAGACGCAGGTAGATTATCATCGGGAAAATATTTTAAAGATTTCAAATTTGCAGTAAAGAGAAAAGATTTAGTTGGATATCAAGATAATGGTTATGTTTACTCGGCACCACACCAAAAAGTTAGTGGTATATCAAGCGGAACAGAAATCAGAAATCTATTAGGTAGTCCCAAGGTTGATGAAAAGAAAAGACAACAAATATTCAAACAAACATTTGGATACTTTGATAAGAAAACTTACGAAATGATGACTTCACGATTCGGTAAGTTATTTGAATTTATTCAACAACCACAGATAAAAAAAATTATAAAAGAAGTTAGTGGATTTGGAACAAGTGTAAACGCAAGTGATATGTCAGATGAAGGTATGTATGATTTCTTTGGTTCATTGGATGATTACTTTAGAATATCACCAGAACACGCAAAAATATTAGGTTGGGAAGTTATTGATTTTCCAGTTAAAGATTCAGAAGATATGATGTTTACCATTATGGCAGACGATTATGAAAAGGATAGAGCAAAAACCGTAACATACGGAAAGACAATAAATCAAAATAGAAAAAATACTGATTCGGTAGATAATCCATTTCCCAAATATAAAGAACTAATGATAAAGAATTTAAGTAATTTGAATTGGGAAATAGTTAAGTTCTTCGGAGAAAAATCAGTTAAAATTAAAGACTCACCAACAATTGATAAAAAAGATGTTGCAAAGGGTATTACACACATCAAGAAGATTCAAGAAGAATTTGCACAAGAAGTTAACTTATTAATAGAAGGTGGAGCATACGGACATATGAATCATCCATTTGATGATAATAATTTGATGTTTTCAGACTTGAAGAACATAGTTATTATAGGGTTAAATGGAAAGCTAAATCGAGAAGATAATGTTTCTGAAAAACTCGATGGACAAAACCTAATGATAAGTTGGGTTGATGGAAAGTTAAAGGCAGCACGAAACAATGGACACATTAAAAATCGTGGTGCAAGTGCATTAGACGCCAAAGGAATGGCAAGTAAATTCGCTGGACGAGGACAAATCAAGAAAGCATTTTACGGAGCTATGGTAGATTTAGAAAAAGCAATAGGTTCTTTATCCGACGCACAAAAAGAAAAGGTATTTGGTAATGGAACCAAATGGATGAATTTAGAGGTTATATATCCACAAACAAGTAATATAATAGACTATGATGTTGCAGAGATTGTATTCCACGGAGCATTAGAATATGATGAAAGTGGGAAATCAATAGGACAAGCAAAAGATAGTGCAAGAATTTTACAAGGTATGATTAAACAAGTAAATCAAAATATACAGAAAACATTTAAAATTTCAAGACCTAACTTTTTAAGCGTTCCAAAGTCACAAAACTTCGGTAAATTAAAGAGTCAGTTTATAGGTAAATTAAATAAATTACAATCTCGATATGGATTAAAAGATAGTGATAGATTAGGTATGTATCACGAATCATTTTGGAAAGAATATGTATTCAAAGCAGGTAAACAATTTAAAGTGAATATTAAACCAGACCAATTCGTTAAGTTGGTTAATCGTTGGGCATACTTTGATAAGTCTTATAAGATACCACAAATTAAGAAAGATTTTTCACAAAGTCAAGACTTTTTAAATTGGGTATTAGATACGGACAAAAAAAATCATATGAGTATCTGGAAAGAAAATGTAAAACCATTTGAAATATTATTTTTTCAAGTTGGAGCAGAAATATTAAAAAATATACAAGGGTTTTTAGCAGTATCACCCGACAAAGCAACACAAAAAATTAGACAAGATGTTATCAGTGCGATGAACGATTTAAGAAAACCTGGTAATGTAGAAAAGTTAAATAAGTTAAAAATACAAATAGAAAAATTAGAAGCTATCGGTGGATTAAATTCAGTTGTCCCGAGTGAAGGTATCGTTTTCAAGTATAAAGGAAAGATATATAAGTTCACAGGAGCATTTGCACCAATTAATCAAATACTCGGTAGTTTAAGATTTTAAGGAGTTATAATGGCAGGTAAGTCAAAAGACGCAGAAAGAGAGAATAAAGCACTAAGTGCTATTCTAAAAGGTCAAGATGTAGAACAAAGGTCAATGGTTGGATATACACCTGAAGCAGAAAAAAACTTGGGTGGTAAAACAAGACAATCAGATTTGACTGATATTATGGCAGAAGTTAGAATGCCTTGGTTTTGTCCGAATTGTAAAAAAGCAATGAAGAAAAAACTTGATGATAAATTTTGGAGAATTGAAGGACATTGTTTTGATTGTCAAGTAGACTTTGAAAACAAACTAAGAATTGATGGTAAATATGAAACATATGCAAGAGCAAAAGTTCTTGAAAACCAAAAAGCACAACTAAAAGACTTGGAACAAAGTATTGATGACTTTGAAAAAACAGGTGGTAAGAAAAGTTGGTATAATAATGTAGGTGTGAATACACCAATGTTAGAAGAAGACAAGTGGGAAATGGGTGAAAAGGAATTTGATAAGACTATCCAAGAAGCAAGAGATTTTATTAGAAGTAATAAAGACAAAGTAGAAGAAGCAGAAAAACAACTAACGGGAGTAAAATGATGAAGTTCATACAAATGATACTTAACATTTTCTTTGGTGGCAACAAGAAGAAAGAAGTTAAAGAACTTGACAAAGCAATCAAAGTAAAAGATACTGAGGTTAAGGAACTTGAAAAAGAAGTAAAAGTTCTTGAATCAAAGAAACGAGTTAACAAAAAAGAAGTAGCTAAATTAAAAAGAAAAGTAACTACTACTAAAAAACAACTAGAAAAAGCATCAGAAGCAGTAAAAGAAGATAATGCTGATGACGCAGTAAAATATTTGAAGAAGTTTTCTAAATAGTATATATTTATATATATGAGACATATTATATACATACTATTTGTAGGACTTTTGTTCGCACAAGATGTCCAAGAACCTAAGACTTATTCTTTCACGGAAGAACAGGTATTGGGATTTACTAATGCAATTCAAGAATTGGAACTAAAAGATAGCTTAAATGTATCGTTAGTTTTTGATTATGAAGCAATGGTAAAGAGATTGGAAGCAACAGCAGCAATAGATTCTATGTTAATAGCAAATAAAACATTTCAAATTAGTTTACTTAAAGACACCAACAAACTTCTTGAACAAAAAGTAAAACTTGTTAGACCTAAATGGTATGAAAACAAGTGGATATACTTTACATTCGGAGTAGTAGCAACAGCAGGTTCAGTTAAACTCGCAGGTCAAATAGTAAAGTAATGGCAGAACCAATAAAAGATGTAATCAAACAAGAATACATAAAATGTGCAAAAAATCCTGCATATTTTATGAGAAAATATTGTATGATACAACACCCGATACGGGGTAAGATACCATTTGATTTGTATGAATTCCAAGATAAAATTGTTACTGAGTTTTCAAAAGAACGATTTAATATCATTCTGAAAGCTCGTCAGTTAGGAATATCAACATTAACAGCTGGATATAGTTTGTGGATGATGACTTTCCAACAAGACAAAAATATCTTGGTAATTGCAACAAAACAAGAAGTAGCAAAGAATTTAGTAACAAAGGTTCGTGTGATGCATTCAAATCTACCGAGTTGGTTAAAGCAAAGGTGTGTGGAAGATAACAAATTGAATTTGAGATATCGTAATGGTTCTCAAATCAAGGCAGTATCATCAGGACCTGAAGCCGCTCGTTCCGAAGCTCTATCATTATTGATATTGGACGAGGCAGCATTTATCGATAAGATAGATGACATTTGGACAGCAGCACAATCTACCTTAACTACTGGTGGACAATGTATAGCACTTTCAACACCAAATGGTGTTGGTAATTGGTTTCATAAACATTGGGTAGAGGCAGAAGAAGGTCGTGGTATGTTTAATCCAATCAAATTGCATTGGACCGTTCATCCAGATAGAGAACAAGAGTGGAGAGATGAACAAGATGTTTTACTTGGACCAGGTAGTGCGGCACAAGAATGTGATTGTGACTTCTTAACATCAGGTACTGGTGTGATTGACGCAGTCTTATTAGAACGATTGCGAGAACGAAGTGTTAAAGACCCAATAGAAAGGAGAGGAATTGATAGTAATTGTTGGGTTTGGGAACCTGCAAATTACTCAAAGAATTATATTGTATGTGCAGATGTCGGTCGTGGAGATAGTGCAGACTATTCTGCTTTCCACGTAATTGATATTGAAACCTTAGAACAGGTCGCAGAATACAAAGGTAGGTTAAGTACCAAAGATTTTGGAAATATGTTGGTAAGTATAGCAACGGAATATAATGATGCGATACTTATAGTAGAGAACAATAATATTGGTTGGGCAACAATCCAACAAATTATAGATAGGGATTATCCTAATTTATTTTATACAAGTAAAGACTTACAATATGTTGATGTTCAACACCAAATGAACAATAAAATCAACAGCCAAGAAAGAAAAATGGTTCCTGGATTTTCAACGACTTCCAAGAGTAGACCACTAATTATTAGTAAGTTAGAAGAATTTTTTAGAGAAGAAAGTGTAGTGGTTCATAGTAATCGTTTGATTGATGAATTACAGACTTTCGTCTATATAAATAATAGAGCAGAAGCAATGCGAGGATACAATGATGACCTCGTTATGTCTTTTGCTATTGGACTTTGGGTTCGTGATACAGCGTTACGACTAAAAACCGAAGGTATTGAGTTAACAAAAAAGACATTGACCAGAATGATGGACAATGATGGTTTATACAATTCCAACGAGCCAAACAGAAATGATAGTTGGGAATGGGAAACAGGACAAAATAAAGAGAAAGAGTCATTAGAATGGCTCTTATAAAGTGAGGAAAAAATGGCAGACAAAACATTATTTGGAAGATTACAGCGATTATTTAGTACGAATGTAATTGTAAGAAACGTAGGTGGTAAGAAATTAAAAATTGCCGATACGGACCAAGTTCAAAAGCAAGTTAAATCACATCTTGTAGATAGATATTCTAAATTACATACTAATTTAAATTTAGTTGGAACGGGATATTCAACCGTCCATCAAGTGATGGCAGCAAGATTAGCATTATTTAAAGATTATGAAGCAATGGATTCTGACCCAATCATATCAAGTGCATTGGATATATATTCCGATGAATCAACAATGAAATCTGAATATGGAAAAGTTATTGATATTAAAACCGATAATGACAACATTAAAGATATTTTAAACAATTTATTTTATGACATTATGAATATTGAGTTCAATCTATGGCCTTGGGTTCGTAATATGGTAAAATATGGAGATTTCTTTTTATACTTAGACATTAGTGATAAATACGGAGTTACAAATGTTGTTCCGTTATCACCATATGAATTAGTTCGTGCAGAGGGAGAAGACCCAGAGAATCCTTATTATACAAAGTTCTATATGGAATCAATTGAGGGAGCACACCCGTATTTTGGTCAAAAGTCAAATAAAGGGAAGATTGAATTTGAAAACTTCCAAATAGCACACTTCAGATTAGCAAACGATAGTAATTTCTTACCTTATGGTAAATCTATGGTTGAATCTACGAGAAAGATTTGGAAACAATTAACTTTAATGGAAGACGCTATGTTAATTCACAGAATTATGAGAGCACCTTCAAAACGAGTATTCAAGATTGATATCGGAAACATCCCACCAGCAGAAGTTGACAATTATATGCAAAGAATCATCAACAAGATGAAAAAAACACCTATTATTGATGAAGCAACAGGTGATTATAATTTAAAATACAATATGCAGAATCTAACAGAAGACTTCTTTATGCCAGTTCGTGGTGGAGATAGTGGAACAAGTATAGAGGAATTGGGTGGTATTGATTATGACTCAACAGAAGATATTGAATATTTGAAAAACAAATTATTAGCATCACTAAGAGTGCCAAAGGCATTTTTAGGTTTTGATGAAAATGTCGGTGGTAAAGCAACCTTAGCAGCAGAAGATGTTAGATTTGCAAGAACCATTGAAAGAATACAAAGAATTCTCGTATCAGAACTAACAAAAATCGCAGTTGTTCATTTATATTCACAAGGATATACAGATGAAGACTTGGTAAACTTTGAATTAACCTTAGCAAGCCCGTCAACAATGTATGAACAAGAAAAGATTGAACTATGGGGACAGAAAGTTTCCTTAGCTCGTGATATGATACAAGATAAAATTTTACCTACTGATTGGGTTTACGATAATGTATTTAATTTTTCCGCAGATGAAAAAGTGGAAATTGAAGGTAAAATTATTGAAGACCAGAAACAGAAGTTCAGACACTCACAAATCGAAATGGAAGGTAATGACCCACAAGCATCAGGAGAATCAATTGGAACACCAAGTGATATGGCAGCAGTTGGAATATCAGCAGATGATACTCAAACACCACCTGATACCTTAGCAGGCTCAATTTTTGACCCATTTGATGACGGAGAAGATGAACGACCAGAGGACGAACAAGGTGGACGACCACAGGAAATGAATAAACCATTCAAAGATAGTGGAGCAAGAGGACGTGACCCATTAGGGAAACAAACCAAGAACAGAAGACCACTTGCATTGGCACATTACGACGCATTGAAAAAAACGATGGGTAATAAGTCAAAGGACATAATTAACGAAACGAAAAAAGTAGATGAAATGGAACAAGAATATGATAAATATAAAAAGGAAAATAGTGTAGATTAAATACACATTTCTTAAAAGTTTTATATTTATTATTGATAAAACACAAAAATAGTTGGAGCTCAAATGTCTTTAAATGTTAAACATAACAAGATAAAGAATACTGCTATTCTTTATGAATTACTATCTCGTCAAATAACAGCTGACGTGATAAATGATTCAAAAAGTCCTAAATCGGTGAAGATTTTCAAGGAATTCTTCAATAAAAATACCGAATTGGGTAAAGAATACGCACTTTATCAAGTTTTACTTGAAAAAAAATACAAAAACGATTCTCATGCCGCAACATTAGTTGAAGCAGTGATTAAAAGTCGTAGAAAATTGTCTAATCGTCGATTAAACAGTGAAAAATTTAATCTAATTAAAACCATAAAAGAAAGTTATGATATAAAGGAGTTCTTTAATACTCGTTTACCTAATTTTAAAATTATGGCTTCAATTTATAAAGTTTTCGGAACAGAAACAGGTAAAGAAGACTTTGGTCCAGTTCAAAGAACAGATTCAGTCATTACTATAACTGAACATATCAGTCAGAATACTAATAAAAAAACTAAATCAAATAAACTTGTTGAGGATTACGCTCAACAAGATAAAGATTTGAGATTATTGAGTTATCAGTTATTAGTTGACAAATTTAATACAAAATACAAATCTTTAAATGAAAGTCAAAGAAACTTATTGAAAGAATATATCAATAATGTATCTAATACTAATTCATTGAAAGAATTCATAGACAATGAAGTAATTAAAATTAAAAGAGCTTTAAAGAAATTATTACCAAATGTCAATGACAAGATTACAAAAATAAAATTAGCAGAAGCTATTGATTATACAGATAGCGCTACTAAGGGAAAAGTCGTGAAAGATAAACACGTGGTTGCTTTAATGAGATATTATGAACTAATTAAGGAAATTAAAAGTGTCCAAAGCACAAAAAATAGCTAGACTCAAAGAAATTATACGAGAGTTAATTAAAAAGAACCTTGCAGAAGTTTCCACAACAGCAACAGCTGGTATTGATGGAACAGGAACAGGACATTACGATACACCAAAAGCATTTGCAAGTTCTGCAAGTGGTTCACAAGGTGGTCATCCTAATCCAGATGTTCTTGGATATACAAAAGTAAATGAAGATGTAATTAACGAATTCGTTAGTGTGGATAACTTCAACAAAGACTTTAATACAGCTATGAACTTAGTTATGAAACAGGCCAAAAATTTAAAAGGCCCATTAGCAAAGCACCCAATCAAAAGAAATATCAACAAGTTAACTGCAGTTCAAAAACTATTCAATAAATTTATAGCACCAGCTCTTGTAAAAAAAGATAGAAGTTTAGGAAAAGGTTTTGATTTAACCAGAATAAAAAAAGAATTATCGGATGGTAAGTTTAAATCAGTCGTTCAATATTTAATAATGCCTCAAATTGGTGGTCAAAGTTACGATAGTAATTCATTTTTTATGTTAGATGATAAAGAGAAAAAATTATTAGATAGAATATGGAGTGAATTAAAAAAACTAACAAACATTATGGACGACGCACAATTAGAATCAGTAAATGAAGTTACTGATAAAGAAGTCAACGCATTAAAAAAATTCATAAGAGATTTTGATAAAATGCAAAAACAATATTGGAATATTGCTAAAATGGGTGACCAAGAAATGAAAAACCCAAAATACAATAAACATTACGAAACTATTTTAGCAGCTCAAAAATCAATCGTTGACCTTACAAGAACAATGCAAGGTTTAAAATCTATGGGTGAGGGTTTAAACGAAGGTCGTTATCACAATTGGAGAAATGACGAATCAATGACACCGAAACAAAAAATTGGTATATCGGTTAGAGAAGTTCGTGACGCATTGACCGAATTAGACAAAAGAATTAAAATGAATTTACAATTAAAGACAGAATTAAATATGGACGGAAGTGCATATTGGAAAAACACACACAAAGCATTAACTAAAATTTCAGAAAGATTAGTTAAATTAGCAGGTAAAGTAGGAAATTTAAAGTAATGAAACAAGTAATAGTAGATTATATACCATTTAATATAACACCGCAACAGATTACTGAAGCGCTGAAAGAAAACAACGGAAAGTTAGTTGTTAAAGGTGTATTACAAAGAGCAGAAGCAAAAAATCAAAACGGAAGAGTATATCCAAGAGAAATCTTGATGAGAGAGTCAAAAAGATATGATGAAAATTTTGTAAAACAAAATAGAGCACTCGGAGAACTTGACCATCCAGATTCATCAGTAGTGAATTTAACAAATGTATCTCACAACATTACTGAAATGCACTTTGAGGGTGATAATTTATTAGGTACGGTAGAAATACTTACAACACCAAGTGGAAACATCTTAAAAGAATTATTTAAAAATGGTATTAAATTAGGTATCAGTTCAAGAGGATTGGGTAGTGTTGAACAAGTTAGAGAAGCAAATGGTGATGATGTAACTAAAGTCGGAGATGACTTTGAGTTAATTGCATTTGATTTCGTATCAAATCCATCTACACACGGAGCATTTTTATATCCGATGAATGAATCAGTAGATAAACAAGGTAGAACTTGTGGTCAGTATTGTAAAGCAGAAGATATCATCAATCATATTATTAGAGGTGAGTAATGCCAGCAGTTTCTAAGAAACAGCAAAAATTTATGGGTATTGTTAGAGCAATACAAACAGGTGACGCAGACTCAAAGAATTTTACACCGAGAGTACAAGCAGTAGCCAAAGATATGAAAAAGAAAGATGTGAAAAAGTTCGCATCAACTAAACACAAGGGATTACCAATGAAAAAAGAGATGTTAGATAAGCTTAAAGAAATGGTTCGAGTAGAATTAGAATCTTGTGGTTATACACATTCAGTTTCGGGTAAAAAACTTAAGTCATCTGGTGGAACTGGTCCAGAAGATAGGTATTTAAAAGAAATGTCAGACAAATCTAAAAAAATTATCAGTAAATTAGGTAAGAAAGAAAAAGAAATGTTTTCAACTATGGTTGATATGATGGGGTTTGACCAGGTAATGGCAGACTACAAAAAAGATAAGAAAGCATTTAAACAAGCATTAGCAGATATGAGTGAAAACATCAATGAAAAAAAGAAAATGTTTCCACCATTGAAAATGACACCAAAACAAGCAAAAGAATATAAAAAGTTTATAGGATATGCAAAAATGGGAGTAGAATATCAAATAGATATGTCTTTGTTTGAATCAGTAAATGAAAGTATTTTAACAAAGCAACTATCTAAAATGATTAATGAACCAGATAGTTCCATTGTCAAATTTATGAAAAAATCAGGATTGGATGAAGCATCTCTATTAGATTTTGTTGAAAAACTTACAAGAAATAGTTCAAGTTTAAGAAAAAAACATATCCAAATTATGAAATCAGCAATTAAAGGTGATAAAAAATCAGAAAAATTTATAAATAAAACTCTATTTGGAGAATCAGTAAATGAAGCCCTTACAGGTGGAGATAGAAAAGTATTAATGGTAATCGGTAAAGAAATAAAAGATAATATCTTAAAGAAACATACAGGTGTTAAAGGACAACAATTAATGAAAGTAATTTCAAGTGTATTTATGTCTATGAGATTTACACCAGATAATATAAATTATAAAAACTTTAAAAAATACTTTCCAAAAAAATACAACGACAAGTTACTCAAAAGATTAGGTGATAAATTACAAGGTGAAAATGATTCAGTTAGACAAACATTTTTTAAGCAACTTGTTGGTGAATCAGTAAATGAAGCCAGATTAGACCCAAAACAATTACTACAACAATTAGGTGGTAATAAATTTGTCGCAATGACAGGAGCAAAAAATCTCGCAGTCGATAAGTCAAAAAATGAATTACATATGAAAATAGGTAGAAATTCAAAAAGTATATCACACGTTATCATTAGATTGACATCAGGAGATTTATACGATATGGAATTTTTAAGTATTCGTGGGAGTTCAAGAAAAATTAAATCAAAAGAAAAAGGAGTTTATGCCGACCAATTAGGTAAAATGTTCAAAAAGAACACCGGTTTAGACGTAAGATTATAAGGAATACAATGGATAAAAAACAAATAATGAAAATGAGTGATACTTGGAAAGACTTCCGTTTAACAGAAGCAAAACTATTTCAAGATGGAGCACAACACGGATTTGATTTGACAGACTTTAAACCAGGTGGATTTAAAAAGTTTTTAAAAGCATTAAACATTCCAATGATAGCAAAAGGTTCATCATCAGGTGCAAGTTGGTCCGGTGGAAAGAATTTCTTTTGGAGAAACAAAGATGTCATTATTATAACTGCAAACAATCCAATTACAGGTCAATATAATGCACCCGATAGAAGAAGTCCAGAAAAGAATTACGCATCATACGTGGGAATTGAAACAAAAGACCCAAAAGATATGGACAAAGTAGTTAAATTATTTAAACAAAATACATCTTATCGTAAAGGTGAATCAAAAGGTAGAAGGGACTTTGTATAATGAGCTTAAAAGAATTATCAAATATTAAAACACGATACGGAAATATCGGAGTAGACAGGAAATTAACCGTAGAGTCATTCAAAGCAGGTAAACTTCGTGCATTGACAAATGATTTTAGAGGAATAGACTCTAACTTTTGGTCATACGGAGCAAAACTTGGAATCGAATGGGATAAAATTACAGACGCTGAAATTGAAACAAATGCAAAACCAACCAAAAAAGGTATAGAGATTGCATACGTTGATAAAGATTCTAAATTCCCAGCAAAAGGAAAAACAGATTTCTATGGTGGATATGATGTCGGAATTGACAAATTTACAACCATTAGTGTATTGAAAGACGGAAAACCACTTTGGTATACAAAAAGTTGGAAACAATTAACAAATGTAATGACCGCAACAGGTAAAACCGCAAAAAATAGATATAGTGGTACTAGAAGTACCGTTCCAGATATAGACGCAGGTTCAAGAAGTTATTCAAGAAATAAACAATTCGGTATGAATATGATTGGATATCAATCATTATCAGGTATGATGTCAATACCAGGTATTAAATTTCATCAAATCAAACTAAGTGAAGATATGCCTTATATGGGCGCAGGTATCAAACGACAAATGAGACAAGCAGCTCAATTCGGAGCAGCAAGGTTCACAACTAATGATGAATTTGCAAGAATTAATAAACAATACTTTGATGACTTACTAAGACAAAGACTTAACGACCCTAAAAAATTAGGAGTTAAAGTAAAACAGGCAGCTAAATTATGTCAAGACTTAATTGACGGAGCAATCGGTGGTAAAGCACCAACAGGTAAAATCAAGAAAATGATTGGAATGTCAGTTGGAAAATCATCAAGTCCAGAAGGAGACGCATATCGTTTCATATCAGGTGTGGGTGGTAAATTAGCTCGTTTATATGATTATTATGGATATTATTTAAAAGCACTTGAAAAGAAAAAAGAAGACGAAAAGAAATACGGAAAAGATGGTGGTGGTTTCAGTCAAGGTGACGCTGAAGGATACGCAAAAGACGTTCAACAATATTATAATTATATAATGCAAGGAAAGTTTGGATACTAATGGATAATTTAAAAGACCTATCAAAAATAACTACACGATATACTAATCGTGTTGAAGACTTAAATGAGAAAATTGTCTCATCGTCAGACAAAGATGTTAAAAAAGTAGCATCACTACTTGGTAAATCAGCAAACGATGTTCAAAAGTTTGTCAACAAGTATAAAGACCTTGACGCAGATGATTTATTAGATTTATTAGATACAGCAAGAGCTGAACCACACCATATAAGAAGATATTCACTTATGGTTATGGCTGCTATAAATGGTAATCGTAGAGCATTAAAAGAATTAGATAAGCTATTTGGATTTTTATAAAGTGATTAAACTAAAAACACTAGTAAAAAAAGATAGGGGATTAGGAGATACGGTTTCTCGTGTAATCAAGACAGCTACATTCGGTAAAGTTACTGAGTGTAATGGTTGTACATTGAGAAAAAACTATTTAAATAAAGTAGTTCCTTATAAGAAATAAAATGATTAAACTGAAAGACATATTGAACGAAAAAAACGAAGCAGTAAACATTAGGGGTAATGTTAAATGGTCTAATCCAGAAGCACAACAATTTTCACAAGATGCGGTAAACAAAGCAGCTAAAGAAATAGGAAAAGCTCAACAACGAGCAGTAAGTATTTTTACATCAGACTTAAAAAATAACAAATATGACAATCTGGATTTATCAAAAGCAATCAGTACAGGTAGTATAAAAGATGCGAGCTACTCAAAACGAGAAGTTCTTTCAAGACTATTCTACGATATACGAGATAGATTTAAAGCATATTCAAGACGAAAAAAGAATTAACTTATATTTATATACAAGGAGAACATAAAATGGCAAAGTTAAAAGATTTAGTAAAAGAGAATTTCTCAGCAGTTGGGGGACTAGTTAGTGTTCCTGCAATTAATGCAGGATATGGTTCTTTATCACAAATCGTTAAAGAAAAATATGGAGAATCATCTGAAACTCAGAAAGTTTCTTCAAAACAGGTTAAAGAAGCTTTACAAAACTATAATAAGTTAGGTGAAACTCTTTATCAACAACAATCACTAAAAGAAACTGCAAAGTCTCTATCACAAGTAGCAGAAATGGCAGCATCACACACACTTCAAGAAACAGAAGATTGGTTCGACAAAGTTACGGTAAGTCGTAATATGAAAGAATTAACAAATCACTCAAAAGCATTTTCAAAAATATCTGAAGAAGCATCATCAGTTCAGCAAAGATTAGCAGGATTGTATGAAGATATGGGTATGATTTTAAATCGTTACTATGATATTCCAGAAGGCGCTGAACAAGTAAACAAAGATGAAGAAGGTAAAGATAGTCTTGAAGAAGGCGATTACGAAGTATTCTTTCAAGCATCAATGAAAAAATTCGGCATTTCTTCACCAGATGAATTAGATGACGAGAAGAAAAAAGAGTTTTTCAACTATGTTGATAAAAACTATAAAGCAAAATCAGAAGGTAAAAAATAATGAAACTAAAAGACCTATTATCAGAATCAAGTTTAAAAGTATTGGATAGAAAGTTTGGTGAGCCATTACCAACAATTGAAGATACTGCAAGAGCTTATCGTTTAAGAAAAGAACAAGAAGTAAAAGAGGGTGGAGCAGGAAGTGGTAGACCAACTAAAGATGGTTCAGCAAAAGATATCGAAAAGAAGATGAGTAAGGCAGCAGATGACGCTAATGCGAAAATGGATGCAGCTGAAAAGAAAATGACAAAAGAAGAACTTTTGACAAAAATAGCAGAACTTACAGAAGAATTAAAACAATACAACTAAAGAGGTTACTTTGATAAAAGTAAATATCCGTAAAGGACAATCAGTAGAACAAGCACTTAAAATATTCAAACGTAAAGTTAAAGACAGCAATATGATGTTTGAATTAAAAGAACGTTCATTTTATAAAAAGCCATCGGCAATTAAAAGAGAACTAAAAAATAAAACAAAATTAAGAGCTAAATACGAAAAATTAAAAAATCAAGAAGATTAAAAATATACACACTTTGTATGTTTTTTTTCTACTTACTTGATACTTATTACTAAATAAATACACTATCGTATTTTCATATACATCATATAGTGTAATCGATTAAAACTAATCTAATTATAGTTCCTAATAACTATATTGAATCCAAAAGAGGAAAACATAATGGATGATTTACTAAAAGACGCTATTGCGGATGCAAAGGCAGTTAGAGAAACTGCATTAGCAAATGCTAAAATAGCACTTGAAGAAGCATTTACACCACGTTTGCAATCTATGCTATCTCGTAAAATCGAAGCAGAAATGGACGCCGAAGAACTTGAAGACAAGGAAGAGGAAGATATGGACGCTGAAGAAGGTATGCACGATACAGAAGAAGAAATGGAAGATTCAGAAGAAGGTATGCACGATAAAGAAGAAGGCATGCACGATACTGAAGAAGAAATGGAAGATTCTGAAGAAGGTATGCACGATAAAGAAGAAGAAATGGACGCTGAAGAAGAAATGGAAGATTCCGAGGAAGGTATGCACGATAAAGAAGAAGGCATGCACGACAAAGAAGAAGAAATGGACGCTGAAGAAGAAGAAGATTCTGAAGAAATGAGAGAACAAGAAGACGCTGAAGAGGAAGACGAACTTGATTTAGAATCAGTTCTTGCTGAATTAGAAGCAGATTTAAAAGATGCCGAGGAAGAAGAAGAACCAGTAGAAGAAGTCGAAGACAAAGACGAAGAAGAAAAAGTCGATGAAAATGACGTATCATCAGAAATTGGTAAAGCTGACAACAAGGTTGCTGATAAAGCAAATGATTCATCATCAGTAGGACAAGGTCCTGAATCAGAAGGTTCTGATAAACCAGAAGGTTCTGAAGACGAAAATTCATCAGTAGTGAAAGAAGTAGAAGACAAAGATGAGGACGATGATATCGACCTTGACGAAGTCTTAAAAGCACTATCTGAAGAAGAAGACGCTGAAGAAGAAGCAGACAAAGTGGAAGAGCTTAAAAAAGAAATAACAGAAACTCGTAAAGTCGTAAGATTTATGCGAGCAAAATTAAACGAAGTTAATTTATTGAACGCAAAACTATTGTTCTCGAACAAATTGTTTAGAGCATTCGGATTGAACAACAACCAGAAACTAAAAGTTGTAGAAAACTTTGACAGAACTAAAAACTTGAGAGAAGTTAAATTGGTATATGCTACATTAGCAGAATCATTTAAAAGCCCAAAAAAGTTAAGTGAGTCAGTTTCTAAAGGTTCAAGTTCAAAACCAACTCGTTCTACAAAACCAGCGAAAGCACAGGTATTGTCAGAAGGAGCTGAAATGAAAGCAAGGTTCAAGAAATTAGCAAACATACTTTAGGGGACTAAAAATGAGTAAAATGACAGCAATAGAATCTTTGATGGACGGATATAATCCACAAAGACAACTATTAGAACAAACTCGTCAGTTAGTAAAAAAATGGGAGCCAACAGGCCTATTAGAAGGTATGGAAGAAGAAACAAAAAGACACGGAATGGCAGTATTGCTTGAAAATCAAGCAGGACAGTTAATCCAAGAAGCATCAGTTACTGGTGGACAAAACGCAGAAGAGTGGAGCGGTGTAGCTTTACCATTAGTTCGAAGAATTTTTGGTGAACTAGCAGCTCAAGATTTTGTGTCAGTACAACCAATGAACTTACCTTCAGGTCTTATCTTCTATCTAGACTTCAAATATGGAACTGCACAAACAGGTAACCATACAAACAACGCTGATGTATACGGAAATACATCAGGGTCTAACGTAGACGCAAGCGGTGGTTTATACGGCGCAGGTAAATTTGGATATTCAATTAACGATAACGACACAGCTTTACAGACTATTGGAACAGCAGCATCAGCTAGCACGTTTTCAACAGCTTCAGTAAACTTTGACGATGTTGATTTTGAACCATCTTTATCAGCTTCACAAGCAACCGCAGATAGTGCAGATAATGCACTTCTAAAAGTGGTAACAGCAGGCGCATCATACACTAACGAAGACCAAGACGGCGTAAGAGCTTTCTCAATCTCAGGTAGTGGTTTTGATGAGTTTTTCCCAGCATACACAAAATTCGATTCATCAGCTGATACAATAACATTTATTGTTAGAAAATCTGGTGTCGGTTCATTGATAAATGCACAGGTAGCTTATCACAAACAACCAGCAACAAATTACAGTAGAACTGATTTTGAAGCTACAGCAGCGAATGTAGACGCAAATCCTGAAACAGATATTGATATACCTGAATTAGACATTGCGTTAAAGAGCATTCCTATCATCGCTAAAACTCGTAAGTTAAAAGCAGTCTGGACTCCAGAACTTGCTCAAGACTTAAATGCATACCATTCAGTTGACGCAGAAGCAGAGTTAACATCACTATTAAGTGAATATATTTCAATGGAAATTGATTTAGAAATTCTTGATATGTTGATGGCTAACGCTTCAGCTAAGACAGAAAACTGGTCAGCAAGAGTTGGTTATGAATACAATTCATTAACTGAATTGTTTGAAGAATCAAGTGGTGCTTCAAATGCTTACACTAAAGGTGACTGGTTCCAAACACTTGGAAACAAAATCCAAAGCGTAAGTAACGCAATTCATCAGAAAACACTAAGAGGTGGAGCTAACTTTATAGTAGTATCACCAGAAACTGCAACAATCTTGGAATCAATTCCAGGATATGCAACAGGTGCTGATGGCGACGCTAACACAAATCAATTCGCTATGGGTGTTCAAAAAATGGGGGCAATCAATAACAGATACACTGTTTATAAAAACCCTTATATGTTAGAAAACACAATCCTAATCGGATTTAGAGGTTCTAACTTCTTAGAAACAGGCGCGGTATACGCTCCATATGTTCCTATGATAATGACACCACTAGTATATGACCCTAAAAACTTCACACCAAGAAAAGGCGTTATGACACGCTATGCGAAGAAAATGGTCAGACCAGAGTTTTACGGAAAAGTAATTGTTGCCGATGTTAACTATGTCTAAATGAATAGTTAGTATTAACAACGAATATTAGAAGTAAATTCTAGTGAACAAGCATAAAAAAACCCTCATTTATTTGGGGGTTTTTTTTTATATTCTACTATTTATTAGTATGGAGAATTCTATGGATATAATATACAAAATAACAAGTCCAAGTAAAAAAGTTTATATTGGTCGAACAAGTGATTTGGGTAGACGAATTAACGAACACCGAAGTGTAGCTAAAAAGCAAGAGGGTTGGTCGTTACATAAATCTATTCGTAAATATGGTTGGGATAATATGGTGGTAGAGGAAATAGCAAAAGTAGTTCCAGAAGAATCACAAACCATTGAAGAAGCATTTATTATCTTATATGATTCAGTAAAAAATGGATATAATGATACATATATTGGTTCTGGTGGAGACCAATGGAAAGGTAGACGAAATACCAAAGAATATAAAGAATTTGTAAAAAAACAAAGTGAAGATAGAGTTGGATACAAAAACGGAATGTTCGGTAAAAAACATTCAGACGAAGCAATTCAAAAACAAAAACAAAAAGCAAAAGGTCGTTTTTCATTACCTTGGTATCAAGATAGACACGGAGTAGATGAGGGGACTGAATTGTATCAAGCAAGATGTCTGGCATTGAAAAACCGCAAATTAAAAAAAGACCAGTTCGGTCGATTTAAATCCAACTAATTAATACTTATATACAGAGATTATTTCCAGCCCTGACGACGGATGTCGTGGGTATTGTAATCTACAATTAAAGGTTGAGGGA